GTATGTTGGCAGAAATGAATAAAATTGCCATCATACATTTGTTCTTATTAGGTTTCGAAGATGAATTAAGTAATTTTACATTAGGTTTGAATAATTCATCTAAACAAGCTGACTTATTGGCGGTTGATGTTTGGAAAGAAAAAATGTTATTATATAAAGATGCCGTAACTGCGGTTGAGGGTATTGCACCTGTTTCAGTTTCTTGGGCTAAAAAACATATATTAGGATTCTCAGACCAAGAAATACAACTTGATTTACAACAACAAAGAATTGAAAAGGCGGTGGCAGCTGAACTCACGAATACCGCAACTATTATTGTTCATACAGGTATATTTGATAATGTTGACAAACTATATAGCAAACAAACAGGTGCCACAGAATCAGTTGGGGCCACACCACCTCCACCTCCAGGTGGAGGAGATATGGGAGGAGCACCACCGCCACCACCGCCGGGTCCTGAACCAGGTGGAGGTGCAGGAGTAACACCAGAATCCAAAAGAAGAGATAATATGAATATATTATTGGAAAGTAACGATTTGATAAATGAAGATGACTTTATAGATTTATCAAGAGCAAGAAATTCTTTGGGTGATATTGGAAACGAACTTGATAGAATACTAAATGACTAATATTTATTATAAAATATTTGCAAATGAAAATAGGTGTATTAAAATCAAAAGTTGAAAAGCTTCTTTCCGAATCATACGGTAAAGGAACCTTCAAAGAAGAAATAAAAAATTTCAATAGAAATGTTTTATCAAATAAAAACATATCTAAATTATTTTTTCTTTATGATGAGTTATCAACAAACAAAGGTTATGACCAGAAATTGGCAGAAGATTTTGTTTTTGAATCAATCACAATGTTTGAAAACATCTTGAACAAAACTAATAAAAAAGATTTAGAATCTTTGAGAAGATGGACAGTTGGTGTAAATTGTCATAATCAATATACTGATATAGATAATTTATTTTACAACTCAAGTGATGTTTTACATTTGGAAAATAAAGTAAGAAGTAAAAAAGTAATTGTTGAGGGATTGAAAAAAACACCAATCAATGAAAGTAAAGAAACGATTCTATTACCTTTAAGTTCTATGGTAAAAGTTGCAAATAAAACTATTGAAGAATTTATATCTAACTTAAACGAATCTGAAAGAAAAGAACTCAATACATTATTAAAAGAAGATGAATCGGTTTTAGTTGGGAAATTCCAAAACCTAAAAGATGAAGCAGTAGTTAAATTAGTTGTTGTTTTAGAGGGTGAAACCGACGAATCTGTCAAAAAGACAATTAATGAAACAATAGATAACATCAAATCTAAAAAATTTGATAGATTAGAATACTTCAAGTTAAAGAATTTGGTTGATAATATTTAATTTTTTGACATTTTGACAAACTTTATCTACCTTTTTTTCAGATAAATAAACTCCGAAAAAAATGAGAGAATGAAGAAAGGGAAAACCGCTAAACTAAGCGGGTTCAAATCGTCAAAAATTACCTATGGTACGGTAGATTCAAAAAACTTAAAATCAATTTACATTAACATTCAAACTTGGGTAGAACCAAAAGACGATTTTGAAAATTGGACAAGAATTGTCCTCAATATGTCAAGAGCAATCAAACACGTCGTATTCAATTGTCTTGACAAAACTATGTTCGATGAAAAATTCATAGTTGATTTAGATTTACGAACAAGCGGAATTCAATACAAAAAAAGGTCTTTCACAAATTTAGAAATCAATCTATATCTTTTAGAAGAGATGGATTTCAAATCTACAAAATTAAAAAAATCAATAAAATCTATTGTAAGTTGTATTCACTCGGATATATTCAGAGGAAACGAATATTTCGATTTTCATTTAAGTAAAAAAGACAAAACTGAACTTGTTGAGGTATAAATATAAAGTTTGAGGTATTTATATAAAAATATCGATATGAACGAACTTAAAATATTGAAACCCTATGAATCAGGGAAAGGAATTCTTATTGAGTATGACGCAGGATATGTATCACCAAAGGAATTCGGAAATCAAAATATTTTGATGGAATCCAAAAGTTTTATGGACCACAGTAAACCTTTTGAGTTTTATGCGGTTTTACAAAAATATAACACACCAAATCGTAATGGTAGGATTTACCCTGAGAAAATATTAAAAAGAGAAGCGGAAAATTATAAAAAAATGATTAATAAGGGTGTTTCACTTTCAGAACTTAATCACCCTGAATCATCCCTTATCGACTTAGATAGAGTTGCTCACATTATAACAGATATTTGGTGGGATGGAATAATATTAATGGGTAAGTTAAGATTGTTAACGTCACCAGGATTCCATGAAAGAGGTATCTGTTCAACTAAAGGAGATTTAGCGGCAAACTACTTAAGACAGGGTGTGACATTAGGTATATCATCAAGAGGTGTAGGTTCACTAAAAAAAGTTGGTGAACAAAACGAGGTTCAAGATGATTTTGAATTAATTTGTTTTGACTTAGTGTCATCTCCATCAACCCCTGGTGCTTATCTTTTTTCTAATCCTGAAGACAGGAATAAATTCGAAGAAAATTTAGAAGAAGAAAAACAAACTCAAAGGGAACGTCACGTAGGACCTGAAGCAAACAAATCTTTAGATTTGATGAATCGATTAAATACATACCTAAATAAGTAATCCTTGATTTTATAAAATATTATGATGATATTTTATAAAAAATAAAATTATGGACGAAAAATATTTCATTGCAAAACTCTACTACGAATTCCCTGATGAAGAAACTGGTAAAGTAAAAAAAGTTAAAGAGGAAAAACTTGTTAAGGCTTACAATCCAACAGATGTTGAAGCTAAGATTACAAAAAGGTATAGTGACCTAACTTGGGATTGGCGAATCACATCAATTGCAGAAAGTAAAATTGACGAAGTAATCGAAGTTTTGTAATATCAGTTACTGAAAATTTTGTATTGTGAAGGGAAACTCAAAAGGTTTCCCTTTTTTTATTTTATAAAATAAATGTCACAAAATACCAAAAACTGAATTTTTTTCAAATGTGTATATATTTATATGAAAAAATATACATAAAAATATGTCAAAAGAAAAAAACTTGGTTGAAGACGCTCTTATCCAAATGAGAAATTTGGAAGAGGCCGTAGCCGAAAATGCAAAAGGAATACTTGCTTCTACTATGAAACAAGAAATCAAAGAATTGGTAAAAGAATCTATCGTATCTGAACAACCTGATGACGAGGAGATTGAAGATGACCCTGAATTATCAGATATTCCTGATGACGAGGGAGATGATGATTCTGAAATGATGGACATGCCTGATGATGAGGACGATGAGGACTCTGAAATGATGGACATGCCTGATGATGAAGATGACGATGAAGATTTTGAAATGATGGACATGCCTGATGATGAAGAAGATGTAATCGACTTTTCAGGAAATGATGATATCAGTGATGAAGATTTATTAACAGTTTTCAAAGCATTAGGACCAGAAGACGGAATCATTGTAAAAAAGGATGACAACATCATAAACCTTTCCGACGAGGAAGCAGACCAAGAATATATGATTAGAATGGAGTCAGAAGATGACAAATATATGGAAACATACGAAATGTATGATGAATACAATGAGTATGATGAGTTTGGTGAATCATTCGACGTAGACGATGAATATTCAATAGGAGAATCAGATTCTTCGGATGACGAAGAATTAAAATCAATCATTGATGATATATTTTCAAAGAATGATTCAAATGAATTCAACGATAAATCCGATGAAGAAGTCGTATATGAACTCGAAGTTGATGATTCAGATACAGAATTATTCGACGATACTTCAGATGAAACAATTTATGAAGTCGATTTGGATGAAATTGAGGATTCAGATTTATACGAAATGGATTCTGATGAAAGCGATTTATACGAAATGGATTCTGATGAAAGCGATTTATACGAAATGGATTCTGAGTATTTACAAAATGAAGCTATGAAACCTAAAATAGGTAAAGGAGCAAAAATTGGTAAACCAAAATTTTCATACAAGAAAACATCAGGAGGGTTCAAAGAAGACAAAAAACAAGGAACAAGAGGTGTAGGTATTGGTAAAGGACCAAAATTCGAATTCAAAGAAGGTATGAAACAAGAAAAGATGGAAAATCCAAAAACTATAAGTAAAGGAGGAAAACCGTTAGCTACGTTCCATTCTGGAATGTCGAAAGAAGAAACCAAAGAGGCTGCACGTACACTAGGAAATGGTAAGAGATGGGGTAGAAATAGTTTGAATAAACCTAAAGCGGCTCCTACTCACCTAAGAAAGGAAAGTTACAATAGAGATATTCAACAAATTCAAGTCCTTCGTGAGAAAAACGAAGAGTATCGTAAAGCACTAAATGTTTTCAGAGACAAACTTAATGAAGTTGCTGTATTCAATTCGAATTTAGCTTACGCAACAAGATTGTTTACTGAACACTCAACATCTAAACAAGAAAAAATTAACATCTTGAGAAGATTTGATGGTGTAGAATCCCTTAAAGAATCGAAAAATCTTTATCGTACAATCAAAAGTGAATTAACAAATACAAACAAATCGTCGATAACTGAATCTATTGAAAGAAAGATTGAAAAATCTCCTTCATCTGGTTCAGCATCGACATTAATCGAATCTAAAACTTATGAGAATCCTCAATTCTTAAGAATGAAAGATATCATGAGTAAGATTATAAAATAAACATAAACTTAAAAATTATTCCAAAAATGGGAGCATTATTAGAATCAGGTCTTGTTGGTAACATTGGTCTTAAGCACCTTAAAGTTATCAAAGAAGATACTATCAACAAATGGGACAGATTAGGGTTCCTTGAAGGCCTACGTGGTCACCTAAAAGAAAATGTTGCGCAGTTGTATGAAAACCAAGCGTCACATTTGATTAACGAAGCTTCATCAGAATCTTCAAACGGAGCATTCGAAACGGTTGTATTTCCAATCGTAAGACGTGTTTTCTCTAAATTATTGGCTAACGAAATCGTATCGGTTCAGGCTATGAACTTACCAATCGGTAAATTATTCTATTTCGTTCCTAAAATCCAAGGGTATAATGGAGGTTCCGCCTCATCATCAGGAGAACATTATGCCCCTGTTGGTTCACCAGGTAACTATCCAGGGGACCCTAACACAGGATACACTGGAGCTGGTGCCTACGCTAAAAATCTTTACGATTTATTTTATGAAGGTGCTGAAGCGGGTCTTGACCCTCCAGGACTTTTCGACTACTCAAAAGGTCGTTGGTCTGCAATCACAGGTTCAGTTACTACAGTTGCTTGGAGTGCAACAACAGGAGAATTAGTTGTAAGTGCTTATACAAGTGCTAACTATAGAAAAGTATTAGTTGCAATGTCAGGTTTCTCTAACTCAGGAGCTGGTAAATTGATAGGTCCTGATGGTCAAGAAATTGACTCAGAAACATTCTTGTCAGACCTCAAAATTCTTGGTGTAAGTACAAACACAACGACATCTGCTAATGTATTGAATCCTTATTTGTTCAGAGTTGTAACTCAAAAATACGGTAAAGGTATAGTACAATATGGTGGAAGCTCATCTACACAATGGCCTAGTACAGGAAATGGAGGGTCTTATGATGATATTTGCACAGCAAATGGTGTTATTTACTTGGAAGTGGATTTACAAGTACCATCTTGTATTAACTGTGGTTCTGAATCTTTGGATGGATACACTGGCTCAACATTCTCGTCATCAACCACCGCGAATACCGCATTCATTGCTGCTTGGAGACGTTACGAAGAGCTTGAATTTGAAGATAAAATTGGTGAAGTTTCGTTTGACCTTGAATCAGTTACTGTATCAGTTTCTGAAAGAAAACTAAGAGCACAATGGTCACCTGAACTCGCACAAGACGTTGCAGCATTCCACAATATCGATGCTGAGGCTGAATTGACAGCGTTGTTGTCAGAACAAGTTGCAGCAGAAATTGACCGTGAAATTCTACGTGACTTACGTAAAGGAGCGGCTTGGAACTTACGTTGGGATTACAATGGTTGGAAACGTCTGTCTTCAACAGGAACTACTCCATACACTCAAAAAGACTGGAACCAAACATTGATTACCGCAATCAACCAAATTTCTGCACAAATTCACAAGTCAACTCTTCGTGGTGGTGCTAACTGGATTGTTGTATCTTCTGAGGTTTCTGCGATTTTTGATGACTTGGAATACTTCCACGTATCAAATGCTTCACCTGAGCAAGACCAATACAACATGGGTATCGAAAGAGTAGGTACATTAGCTGGTCGTTATCAAGTATACCGTGACCCTTACTTCCCACCAAACACAGTGTTGATTGGTCACAAAGGTACTTCGTTACTTGACACAGGTTACATTTACGCACCGTATGTACCTCTACAATTAACTCCAACAATGTACAATCCATTTAACTTTACACCTATCAAAGGTATTATGACACGTTACGCTAAGAAAATGGTTAACAACCGTTTCTACGGACGTATCACAGTGGATGGTGTACGTACATTCGACTTGAGAGAATTGAGATAATCAATTTGAAATGTTATAATGAAAAGGGACGAGAAATCGTCCCTTTTTTTATTTATTGGGGTTAGAATTTAAAATTCTAATACTTTTAGATACCACCTCTGATTCAACTAAATTGAATGCTCCTCTTTCATATGCAAATTCAACCGCCTGTATTAAAAATACTGTTGCTAAATTATTATCCATAGAACACAAAAGTGTATCTAACTGAGTGTTATCAGTTATTTCTAACTTCCCAAAAAGATTTGTCAAAATCTGTATATTTTTTTCTTCCATCATTTTTTGTTTTATTTTGTATGAAACAATTATATCCGTCCTCGATACTTTCAAATAAATTATAATTATCTAAAATATTTTTGTAAAACTCATTTCTGATTTCGGTGGTCCAATCTAAATTTTCATTTTTCATTGTTTTATATGTTTGATGATATTTATAATAATACGAAAAATATTTTTTTATGACAAATAAGAATGAAATAAATGAGGCAACTTCAGACTCAATTGTTGGTGGAAAATATCAAGTCCCATTAAGCCCTGGTTTAAGACAATTCAAAAAACAAGACTTACAACCCTTTATAAAATCTGACTCCAAATACGATAGTGCAGAACTATCATATGATAGTTATGATGGTAAAATGAGCACACCAAAAAGAGAAATTAAGAAAAAAGAAGCATTAGCGAGAAAAGTATCCAATTATAATAAAAAACATCCAAGTCTAAGTGATTCTGATGGTGATGTATTAAATAACGGACCAATCAAAGAGATGACTGATAAAATAATAAGAACTATTAAGGAAGACTTAGCCGTTTGGTTCGGTACCAAGAAAAAACCAAAAGGGTCTAAACAACCTAAAGGTCCTTGGGTTAATATATGTCGTAAAAAAGAGGGTGGCGGTCACCCTCCTTGTGGTAGACCTGAGGCATCATCCAAAGGATACCCTAAATGTCGTGCCGCAGGTGTTGCATCTAAAATGACTGATGCTCAAAAAAAGTCTGCTTGTCAGCAAAAAAGAAAGGCTGAAAAATCAGACCCAAAAATCGGTACTGGTAACAAACCTACAATGGTATCCTACAAACCAAAAAAGAAAACAAATGAAAATAAATTAATTAATCTGTTCAAAAAAATACTTGTGGAGCAAGTAGACGGGCAAACATATTCAAAAAAAGAACTTATTTCATTATTGGACAAAAATGGATATTCTACAGTGCCAGGTGGTATGAATTTGAAAATGGGTAAAGATGGTAATTATCAAGTTTTCAGTTCAGTTGGTAACACACAATCCGCCGCTCAAAGTATGTCGATACAAAAAGCAAAAAATCCGTTAAGAAAATTTGAGTATGTTAAGAAACTTGAAAATGGAAATATTGAGTTTTTAGTTATTGTTCTAATTATATCTTCTTAAGAATGTCAGTTAAAGAACAATTAATTTGAGAATGAATCACGGTTTCGTAAGATTTCCTGCGCTTCTCAATCTCGTTACCGAATAGATAATTAACTCTTTCCCAAGTTCTTGGTTCCATTAATATAGAATAATGATATACGTGGTTTGTCACAAAGGCTTGTTGATGTTGTAAAGTCACAACAATTCCTAACCTATCATTGATTATGATTTTCTTTTCCGATACTGGCGCAAATATCAACTCAGTGTCGTTTTGTTTGAGAAGTTTTCTTGCAATATGAAAACAAGTTTGTTGATACCTACTCATTGCTGCGTCAATTTTCTCGTCAAGGGGTCTCCTGTGTATCCAAAGGTAATATTTAAGAAATACTCTTTTAATTTTTCTTTTTACTAATTGATAGAGTGTCATACTGAAGTTTTGTGGTTACAAAGATATAAAAGTTTTCTGACATTAACAGTACGGCGGAGAACATTTTTTCTTTCCGTCTAAACCTGGCATTCGTCCTTTACAAACTTGTACTCCGTAGCCGTTCGAATATGCGGAGGGGTAGACCTTAAATTTTGCCTTAGCCGCTGCCTTACCCCTTGCACATAGTTTAGTACCTGTTTTTTTTCTACCCTCTTCCATCATACCTGTAAAAGATGCGTCTTCGATATCCTGTTGACCATCGCCTTTTATATGATTCATCATAAAATCAAATACTTGGTCCATATTGTTTTTGGCTTCTGCGATATGGTCCTGCGCCCAATCGTGACCATCGTCCAATATTTGAGTTACCATATCTTGGTCTAACTCTAATAACATATCACACTGTCTTCTCATTTGTTCTAAATTAGAAAAGAACATATATCTATCTGAATAATTTTCGTGTGATTCTTCTAAAACTCTTTTCACTAATTTAGTGATATCAGCTTCTGATAATCTAATAACTTTTTTCATATTTATACTTTTTTTAATCTTAAATCAGGCTCAACAATACTACCACTTTCAATCACATTTGGTGAGCCTGTGTCAACAAACTTTAGGACTTTTTTAATTATATCGTAACCAACATCTTTAGACATTTTACCACCTGTGATTGTGTAACCATTACTGTTAGGTGTAATTTTTTTGATATTCATATCACCCAATTTAGTGAATAATCTAATTTTTTGTAATTGGTTATTATTGTTCGCAATTGATATCGTACCGTCAGTATTAATTTTGAAGTTCCTACCTAATAAATTATTATAAGAACTGGTGGATTCTTCTATTACTTTTTTAACAATTCTAACCAAATCCGATTCGGTTAATCTGATAACTTTTTTCATAAAAAAATAATTTTACAATAAATACTTACAAAAATAAAAAACCCCTCTTTTGGAGGGGTTCTTTTTAAGTTTTTTTAGTTTTTAAATAACTTGTGCGTTGTTTTACTTATAAGTATTAGAAAAACAACTCCTAAATATCAAATGTAAGATATGATATTATTTTTTATTAACGATTTGAAACTTGATTTGTCTTTTGTAAGTGGTGACTTCACCATTAATATCTAATTTCAAATCTATATAATATTCATTTGGAATTTTATCCCTTGTGTCAAATATAAAATAATATTCATTTGGTGTTTTATTAACTTGTGTCCAATCTTGGACTTGAACTTCGGTCTGACCTTCCCTAACATAAACTCTATAATAAGCCTTTATTTTATTTAAAGGTTGATTTGATGTATATTCTTTTTTGATTATCACACCAACTTTACGAATATCTGTATTTAATATCTTTTCATCTTGTTTTATACCATAATAATCGAATCCATATACTGATGGTTCATTAGTTGATGTTCCAATAGAAATAGAAGATGATAAGGGTCTTATAACAAATTCATTTTCTATATTTGGTATTTGAACCCCATTTAAATATAATCCCTTCCAAGTATCAGTAAAAGTGCAAGGGGTTTTATATCCTAACAGTGCCGGTACGGTCACCTCATAAACACCTTTGGTTCTTCTACAAGTAGTCAATGCTGATAATGATGGAATCACATCACCATTATTATTTGTTATAGCCACGGTTGGATTAGAATCCAAATTTATTGGATTTCCATCATCATATACGTAAAGATATAATTTATTTACTTTATTGAGAGCAAATAAATCTCTGTCATCACTTATCAAGTCATTATAATCAGTTAGTAGATATGGTTCGTAAAAAGTTTGGGTGTGCCTTGTGAAAAACCCAACGGTGTATGCTTGAGTTAATCCTGTTATTAATTCTAATTGTGGTTTGTATGCGATACCCCAACCTGTGACACCTGTTAAACTTCCATTCAAAATTGAATTTATCTCATTTGTCATATCAAATGATATGTCTTCATTTCCGAACTCAAAATGCTGTTCATCTATTATTGTTAGTGCTGAATAATGTATAACGTTTCCTGACTGCGAATTAGTATTATCATAAATTCCATTAGTTGACCAACCAGATAAAGTTGTTGTTTGATACCAATTAGATGGTCTTTGAGAGAAATTTTTATCTCCTACGTTAGACATTAAATCTGTATAATCATATCCCACTCCTTCATCCCAAAGTTGGGGAATTCCGTTTTCAGTTGTTGTTTTAGGAATTCTAAAAAGAACTAAATCAAATGATGTTGCCCTTTGTCTATTTTCAGATGGTATTAATGTGTTAAGTAATCCAATATCAAATGAACCTGTATTTCTCATCATCAATGTGTGAGTTGCGGTCGAATTACAACCTGAGGTAATTGTCCCATTGGAATATTTTTGTTGTAATAAGGTCAAATCCAAATCGAATATGAATCTCGAATACGCAACCGTAGGATTTTGTGATGTTGTTGAGCCAAAATAAAGTTGAGTAATAGGGCTTCTACCTGTATTAGTGTATACGTTAGAAAGTATTGTGTTATTCCTGCTAAAATACGAATTATTTATCGACATAGTAATTTATTCAATAAATATTTCAAAAATCAATATTGTTAGTTAATTCTAATATTGTTATTCAAAACTTCGGTATACGCCTTGTTCATTTTCTCAATAATAGATTGGGACCCTAAACCATCTTGAGATACTGAATCAGGGGGTAGTCCATCGTGGGGGTGAACATGACCCAACAAAAATATCACTATCTGATTCAAAAGTTCTAATAATTCTTCACCCCTAACTGATGAAGATGTTTTATTAAGTAGGTCTTTGTCAACAATATCATTATCATTGAATCCATATATGGTATTTGAAAAATCTATTTTTCCTCTTCTTGGATTATTAGAATCCTGTGATAATAAGAAGAGCTTTTCACTACCTAAAATACCATAACTTATAGATTGATTATCCACTGTTGAATCAAATAACTCTTCGATTTTTGGAACGACAAATGGACCTAAATAACCTCTTGACGAAACTAAACCATTTCCTGATTGTTTGTCAGTATCTTTAAGTTTCACAGCATTCATAAATCTTGTTGCATTACTAAATTCTGTGTTTTTATCAGGACTTGTATTTGATGCGTAGTTTTGAATTTTACCGTATGTTCTTGATGATGGTCTGAAATAAAAAGGAAATGCGTTAGGGACTGCGGTTCCTACGTTACCGTGTTTTGGAAAAAATGGTATATATCCGTCATTAAGTCCCCTGATGAATGAGTTTATAACATTAACCGCTTCACCGAAAGACAGATTACTAAACCTAACACTACCAGGTAATTGTGTGCTAGGTGTAACTTCCGTACTTAAACTAAAATTGTTGGTGTTTGTTTTATTTCCATCAGGTTTGACATTATATAGATATACATAACCAGAAAACAAATCTTGAGTATTCTCCAAATTTTCTATATGCCATTCAACCAACTTCAATACATTTTTTGTTTTACGTATGAATTTAATCAACACCTCTTCTGTATTTTTTATCAGACCTGACCTTGTTTGTTCAAAAGTTGAAAGTTGTAAAAATCCTCTATTGTCATTTGGTAAAGGTGGTTGTTTAGGGTTTAATAATCTTGTTTTTCCTGACCTTAACAAAACCTCATTTGCCTTTACGATAATATCAGAGTTTCCTCTACCCAATATGTAATTGTCTCCTGGTTCAGGAAATATACCTTTGGAGCGAACATCTGTATAGGTCCCTAACTTATCTTTATTTCTCAACCTATAATGTTTTTTCACTAAATCTCCTTGAGATGTAAATGCTTTAGCATTTGGATATGTTTCTTTTGGGGAAGCCATAGGGGATGAATAAGACCCTTGTAAATAATATTGATTATTGGCTGCCTGTGTTCTATACGGATTTGACGCATTTTGAACCACAGGGGTTATAATATTGATAATTTCACTCTCCATTGGAACAACGTTGATATGAAATGGTAATAGAGGTAAATAAACAAATGGGTCTAACATTTCCCACTGACACTCCTTTTTGATACCTATTATATTCTTTTGGTTATCAAAAATTGCACAATCTCCATTTATACTTTTTAAGATGTCTAAATAAAATTCTTGTTCAGGTATTGCTCTAACTCTTCCCAACATATATGGGTCCTTATTGTCTATAACGACGGCTGTGAATAATATCCTATCTATTTTTGATGCCATTTTTTCTTGACTGATATTCTGTTAATAAAACTTCATATGACTTTTCTAATTTATCCAAATGTTCCGACATTTTTATCAAAGTTTCCTTTGTAAAATCGAAATCTTTTTGGATAATGTCCATAGCAAATGTCAAATCGTTGTTTGATTTGTTTTTATAATTTGCTATTATATCTTTTGCTTTTGTGAAATCTTGTTCATTCATATTAAAAAGATTTGCCGAACGCACTTGATGGTGTTGTTACGCCGGCTGGAGTTATTGCTAATGGGGGTATACTTATCTGAGTTTTACCATTTTCAAATTGTTCTGTCATACTTCCTTTAATTTGAGAAAATAAGCTTTGAACAAATAGGTTAGGAGCACCGCTTGGTAGTGAACCTGTCGGTAAACCTTTTTTCTGCATTTCTTGTATTGTATTCACAAATGCTCTTGTTGGGGATGTGCCGGGTAAAAACTGAGACCCGAAAACTAAACTTGGTGATAAATTTGTGTTCGATGGTAATGCAATTTGTAATAATTGTAATAACTCGTCAATAATACTTTTACACCTTCTAAAATCACTTATGAGTTTGGCCAATACAATTATAACCTGAATCAATTTGAGAACCATAATAATTCTTTTGTCGGCTTTTTCTTTTTCCAAATCATTGACAACACTCTGAATAAGGTTGACAACATCTCTTTTAATTATTTTGAATAACTCTTCTATGAAGATTGCCGAGATTTGTGATACGGTTTCAATTATGAACTTTTTGAATTGTTTGAAAAAATTTTGTAGTGAATCTATTACATCAACTTCTATTTTACCAAGTTGTTTTATCATAATCATTATTGGTAATAATGTTTTTGGACTTAACAAAACGTAAAAAGTGGCTAGAGGTAATCTCAATAGAAATTTCAAATCTAAACTTTTGATAAAATCAAAATTAATACCCAACCCTCTTACTGTATTATCATTCACCAATATTTCACCTGTCAAATTTATAATATTGTTAACCTGTTCTTCACCCTCAACAAATGTGAGATTTTGCAAAGCTGATAAAGTAGATTCGAAATTTACAGGTATTTGAACATTACCACAATCCTCGAATTCTAACACTCTTGAAAATATATTATTAACTCTATTATTAATATTTCTCAAATCGAATTCCGTCAATTCGAAAAATGATTCATCCAATAAATCGATTTCACCAATTTTTGAGGTCCCTTGAACATCTATTTCCTTTCTCGAATCGAAACACACTCCCAAAATTCTCGCAAGTAAAAGTTGGAATCTAGATGCATCCTCAACCTGTTTGAGACCCACTGATTCACCCATAGACAAAATACCAGCAATTACCTCCATAAGTTGTCCAAAAATAGATTTAATCTCAAGAAGACTTATACTCTTGAAGTAATCTCTTAGGAATGTGATTATTTTTTTACTATTATTTATTCTACTTGACAGAGATATTTCGAACCACCCAGAATCATCACCAGTAATTGGATTGACTTCAACATATCGTATATCGAATAAGTCTTGACCTGAAAATCCCTTATATTTTGAGTTGGCAACACTACTATAGAATACATTTTCGTTGATGATTCTATTATGTAATTCTCTATTCATTGAGAAGGGAATATTACCATATGAAACATCTTTGATTTCATAGAGTATTTGACCCACTTTTGAAGCAGGGTCCTTTTTTAACATACCAAATAAGTCAACACTTCTTACTTTGATATATAGAGTAGATGTATCATCGTATTCCTGTTCTTGTGAACAGCCTATGGCATTTAATGCCTCATTAAGAAATATTTGTTCAATCCTAGGTCTTGAGGTTAGTAAAGCTTTTACAAACTTTTTTTTAAGGTATCTTGCACTTGAATAACTACTTGTAACCTGTGAAAGGTCCAAGAGATTTTCCATTTGAGATTTCGAACCGGTTAAGGATTTTATTCCCTGACTTGCGACGTTATTTAATGATTGTTGAGCACTACTGGCAGCACCTTCAAAGGTCTCACCTACCTTTTTTTCAAGGTTTTTTCCATCCGCAATAGATTTTGATGCGGTTTGTAAGGCTTGAACCCTTTTGGTAACATCACCATAACCACTTTCAGGCATTACTTAAGTTTGAAAGTTTTATTATTATCCACATCCTTTTTGATTAAATCTTCAATCAAATCATCATCCATATCAGATATAGAAAAACTTTCCTGATTGTTTTGAGTTTTTTCCCACATTGAAGATTGTAATTTGGACAATTGCAATTTTTTCTCAACACAATCATTTATTATTTTTTGTTGTTTTTCTATCACAGGTCCAATCAAAGTCATGTCTTCAGGGTCTTTCATCATAGAAAGCATTTTATTTTGTATCCTTAAAGCAGTGCTTCTTTGTTCTACCAATTCGTTATATATCTCTTGCATTAAAGACAACAACGATTCTTTGCTTAGTTCGATTTTCTTTTTTTGTGGTCTAGACATAACTATAAATATCTTTTATTACAAAATTTATTTTATAATACCCTGTAACATTGTTACGTATAACCTTTTGAACTTTTTCATTGAGACCCGTATTTCTTTTGTTGATAAATTTGTCATCTCTCTCAATGATAGTAAAATCACATTTTTATTAAATTTGTTGTTATCTGTTGATTGAAATATGTCATTATAGTTTGCAAATATCTCTATAAGAGATAGGCCCAATCTCCGTTCATTTTCCGATAAACTTGGCTCGTCAACTATCTTTTCTAATTCGAAAATATAACTTTCTATCAAATTGTCAGTGTCAATAACATCTTCATCAATATAATATATCAAATCGGCTCTATGTTCATTTTCCAAGTCAGAAGAAATATCCTCATATGATATCTTCCTATTCGTTTCTTTTTGGTCCTTGATTATTTGACCCATCAAATAATTCTTGCAAATCGTACCGAAATAGGAATATGCTTTTTTCTCTTTTGATGGTTTGAACTTATCCAACTTAGTCATCAAAAAAGAATGTGTATCAGCATGAATTTCAACAAAATCCATATCTTTACGATATAATTTATATCGTCTAATGATAGACGATATCATTTTATCTAAGGGTTTACGAAGAGCTTTGTTATATATTTTGTTTTTTTCTTCAAAAGTCGTGGCTGAGAGATATAATCTCACAGCCAGTTCTTCTTCTTGGTCAAAATAATTATCACTTTTCGGTTTACGTCCCTTCTTTTTTAAATCGTTTTCCGTAAAACCTGTTAAACTCATTAAACCATTTGGGGTTCGTATTTTATTGTTCTATCATCGAAAAAGAAATACTCTTTTTTCGCAGTGTCAATCCAAAATTTTACTTCTTCTTGTGTCAATGGTTCCTGACCATTTTTATAATTCCAAAAAATTGAACCTTCCCTTAAGTTGATATGTTTGTATCCAATTTTAGGGATTGTCATTATTCTTACTGAATTATAAGTCATTCTCAACAAGAATTCATAAACAAATGTTAATTTCAAAGTGGATTTCATTTTCCCATATTTCTCAAAAACACTTTTTTTGATAACCATACCAGAGGTTTGAAAATTTTGGTAGTTTTGCAAAGTTTCGTTCGTTAGTATACCAATTTCAGGGGTAAAGTTAGCAGCAAAAGTGGCTTCATTTGTAAATCCTGCAAAAACCCCTTTATTATCGATATCAATTACAATTGGTAAAAAAGCGTCGACATCATTATAATGTGTGATATAGTTCTCAACATTTTTGAACCAAATTGATGAGTATTCGTCATCGAATTCGAAAAATGAAACCCAAGTTGAATTAGCGTTTTCCACACCGTAATTCAATTGTTTCGAATAATTTGGTTCTTTCAACCACTTTAATTTAACCACATTAATATCACCGAAATCGTAGGAGTTTAATATATCAATTAGTTTTTCTTCATCGGTATGGACAATAACCAATTCATTTATTGCAACTTTTTGTGTTTTAATAGAATTGATTGCTTTATCGAAAAAATCATCAAAATCTCGTGCGGTTGCACTTTTGATAGGTAAAATTACTGAAATATCTAATTTATTTTCCATCTTCTGTTACTGGTGTTTCAAGTTTATTTAATTGTTCCATAAATGATATCATTCTAGTAGAAAAATAAGAATCAAATAATCTTACAACTTTATTTTCATATTTTTCTTTGGATGAGTATTCGTTAGCGGTTTTCTCAATTCCTTCATAAATTGTAGTATTGATATTATCCTCCAACCAATTTTGAATGAAATCAGCAACAAAATCTACAATTTGGTTCTGATTCTGAATCCAAATTCCGTTATCTTCATTCATCCACTGCGGAAATAAATTTGGAATTTTACCTATTACAGGAACACCTGATTTCATAGATTCTATTGGGAAGGTCCCGAAGCCACTAATATCGTCAATCCAAACTGACAAAAACACGTCATTAAAACCTTTGGCAAATTCACTTTCAGATAATCCTCTCATATCTCTGAAAGTTACCCAACGATACTGAGGGAATTTAATGTAAAAGGTTTTGATTAAGTTTAAAGTTTCTCTTTGGTCTCTTGTGTGAACCGCAATAATTGGTTTTGGTGGTAAAATTTGTTTTTTGAATACCTCTGAAATCAATGGTTCTACAATATCAAAAGTAACATTTTTCATAACATTTGATATGTATTCTTTTTGTAACTCAGAAGTTGTTATACATTTGTTAAATCCAAACTGAGCCCAAGTTTGACCAGGTTGTAATGTTTCAAACATATAGTCATACGATTGACATAATACTATCTTTGAACAAGGTAGATTATTGAGTTGTGGCATAACAAAACCATATAACTCTGGAACAATTATGAAATCATCAGGAGCAACATCTAAGTTCTGTCCTTCGATTGATTTATGAGGTAATTCAGTCATATATTCTTCACCTAACCAAGAAGTTACTCCCATATAGTCAGGTTTTTCGTGAAGGATAATGGAGTTATAACCCGCCCTTTTTAATGTAAGGGCCATTTTGTAGATGTAAGATACGGAACCTTTAGCGTTACCTTTTGTATCTTGAACCATAAAATAAATTCTCGAACTTTTATCTTTTAAGTTTGAGATAGATTTTTCTAATTTTTGAATTAATTCAGGATTCATATTAGTATTTGTTTATTAGTTTTTTATTCAATAAGGAATTAAATGCTAGTTTGAATGGTATTGTGGTGCCGTTTCCACCTTTCAGTCCGAGAGATTCGTCCATTTCCTCATCCTCGGTCATTAAAACCTCCATCATCATTTTTACGACCTCATACTTCACAACATTTATGTGAACTTCACTTCCTCCTGATATTGATGGAATGTTAATGTATTTTTCGATTTCATCAACATCGATGTAATAATTGTCATTAAAAATTTTAAACATTAGGCAACCTCCTTTAAGATATTTTCCAACACATTGTCAAAGTCTTTTAATGAAGAAATAACGTATGGTGAAGGGATTTGTTTATTGTAGTTTGTTTCGTATTTAACCACAAGTTTATTTTGTGGGTGATTCAATAATAAGTCAGGATTTGCCGTAAGTAAAATGTCTACTTCATCCCACATCGATTTTATTGTTTGATTAGAATAAAATTTTACTTTTTCTAATAAACAACCGAATTTTGAAATGAAAAATAGTGATGCTGGTTTAGATTTACCAATTTCATCTGAAACAATCAACAAATCGTGTTCGTCTCGGAGTTTGATGTATAAATCATTTAAATCGTTAAATGATGTCATCTCAGTTGATGGTGCGTGACCAAAAATCTGCATTGGAAATTCGTGATACATAAAATTGTATAACTCATCATTATCTTTGAAGGCAAAATGTTTTGATAAATCCATTGAATCAACCTCAGATAAAATTTCATATTTGAAAGGTAATTCGTGTTTAGATAAAATTTCTTTATATTCTTCTTTATCATCTAAAGCTTCATACGTCTTCAATTTCTCATCAAATTCCTCGTCAATCAAATACCTTTCGTATGTTTGCTTAAACTTTTCTACAGTGTCTCTTAATACACCATTTAATTCAATACCAATTCTCATTCTTCGTATCTTTTTAGTAATTTACTAATTAATGGATTTCTAACAACATCTTTATCTGAAAATTCAAACACTCCAACATCGTCAATACTTTTGAATCGTTGAAGCGCATCCCACAATCCTGATTGACGTTTATCTTTGTATCTGTCTGTTTGCTCTAAATCCCCTGATATGAAAAATTTAGAGTTATAACCAATCCTTGTCAATAATAATTTCATTTGATTTGGAGTTGCGTTTTGCGCTTCCTCAAAAATCAAAATTGTGTTATCGATATTCATACCTCTCATATATGCCAAAGCAAATACTTCGATGATTTCCGCCTCTTTAAGTTTTTCTCTTGCCTCTTTACCAACAATTTTATTTAGTAGATAATAAGAAGGGAAAATGTAGGGGTCCAATTTCTCTTCTACGTTTCCTGGTAATGAACCCAACTTTTCTTCCGCCTCAACCGCTGGCCTAACAATAACTAATTTTTCATATGAATTGGTAGGGTCCAAAAGTAAATCAACCGCCGCTTTCATGGAGATGTAACTTTTACCGACACCTGCGGGACCTGAACATAAAACTATTTGATTATTTGTTAATAAGTCATAATAAGTTTTTTGACTTTCGGTAAGAAATTTATTTCTGATTTTCTTTGTCACCAAAGAATTAATATAATCCTTTTTTGACATTTTCCTTTCAACAGGTTCAGGTTTCGGAGTATTTTGTTTTTTTCTTTGTGTCATTTCATTTTCTTATAATACTATAATTTTTTTCAAAATATTCAATTGTTTGTTTTAACCCATCATATAAATTGGTGAATTCAAAGTCAGGTAGATAACTTTTTATTTTACTGTTATCACTCGGTTTTCTGAATTGACCATCAGGTTTTGACTCATCCCAAATAATATTTCCTTTAAAGTTCATTAACTCAACAATTATATCAACAACATTTTTAATTGAGATTTCTTCTGAAGTTGATAATATAATTGGTTCTGGTTCGTCATAATTTTCCAAAACCCATTCCGTTAATTTTGCAACATCTTTACTGAAAATAAATTCTCTTAAGGGTTTTCCTGTTCCCCATATAGTAAATGGTGTTTTATTTTCTCTGGCTAAGTAACACTTATGGATTAATGATGGTATGACATGACCATTTTCGATATTATAATTATCGTTAGGTCCGTAAATGTTTGTCGGTATTACTGATTTGTAATTTAGTCCGTATTGTTCTCTATACGCTCTTATTTGGATGTCAGCCATTCTTTTTGCATATGCGTACGCATCGTTAGAAAAATGTGGGGGTCCTAAATGAATTTTTTTTTCTGTTAGGGGATACTCCACTTTGTCAGGAAAAATGCAAGTTGATAAAAAGGCCACTAAATTTTTAATGTCATGAGTCCTTGCCGACTCTATAACATTTGTATTAATCATTATATTATCATAGAAAAAATCACCTTTATATGACATGTTACCACCTACTCCACCTACTTTTCCCGCACAATGTATAATACTATCAAAATTAATTTTTTCTAAAACATTATCGACTTCAGACCTAACTCGTAGGTCTGCCTCACTTGACGATAGTGGTATATAATTTAAACTATTAAATTCGGAACCGACTAAACCGTACCCACCTGTTACTAATGTTTTATTTCCCATAGTAATTTAACCAATATTCTATCATTTCATCAATCATTACTTCAAAAGTATATTTTGGGCTCCACCCCAATTTATTTCTCAATTTCGATGAATCACCTTTTAAATCACTCAATTCTTCAGGTCTGAAATGTTTTTGGTCTTGTTTAACATATTTCTTATAATCTAACCCTAATTTAGAAAAAGTATAGTCACATAATTCTCTTACAGAGTGAGAAATTCCTGTCGCACATACATAATCATCAGGGGTGTCATCTTGTAACATTAACCACATTGCTTCGACATAATCTTTTGCATGACCCCAGTCTCTAGTTGCGTCTAAATTTCCTAATTTTAATTCATTAGATAGACCAAATTTAATTTTTACCGCTTCTTTTACAACTTTATTAGTTACAAAATTGGTTCCTCTTCTTGGGGATTCGTGATTAAATAATATCCCGTTCCAAATCTTCATACCATATGAATTTCTGTAGTTTCTACATATGTGGTATGAAAAAACTTTAGCACATCCGTATGGTGATACTGGATTCATTTGGGTTGTTTCTCTTTGTAATCCATCCCTATCTATTGAATTACCAAACATTTCTGATGAAGATGCTTGGTAGACTTTAGTGTCGGGTTTAATTAATTTAACCGCCTCTAATAAATTTAATGTTCCTATTCCGGTAACATTTGCGGTGTATATTGGTTGGTCAAATGAAATTCTAACGTGAGATTGTGCGGCTAAATTATATATTTCGTTAGGCATCACTTTTTGTATTACAGATACTAAAGAAGATAGGTCTGATAGGTCCGCATAATGTAAAGTGATTTTATCGTATATACCTTCTAATCTTGATGTTTGATTTTCGGAGACTGAATTCCTTTTTAGTGTTCCGTGAACTTCGTAATTTTTGGATAGTAAAAATTCGGCCAAATATGAACCGTCTTGGCCGTTGATGCCGGTAATTAGAGTTTTTTTCATTATGAGATTATATTTTATTTATGGTTTTACAATTTTAATACCCGTGTAATCAATTTCTGTAATATTTATATTTTGATTCAAAAAAAATTCATCAACTGCAGTTTTTGAACCCCTCCAATGACCATAGTCGTCTACAATTAAAATACCATGAGTAATCAATTTAGGATACAGAACGGTTAATTCTTTTTTTGTTGATTTATACCAATCAGTGTCTAATCTAAGGAGACTAATCTTATTTGGTATATTTGTATTAACATCCAATGTTTCACACACGTCTCCAACCACATATTTTATTTTCTCATTAGGAAAACTAGAAATTGACAAATTTTTCTTGACCTCGTCAATTGATGAATAACAAATCACTTCTTGTAGTATTGTCGACGCCTTATTATCGTTTAAATCCACATCAATTTCTTCGGGTTGTGTCATTCCTTGGAATGTGTCGTAAATCCAAACGTGTCTATCTGTCATATTATAAAAATGTAAATACTCCATGATTCCTAAAATGTTACCTCCTCTCCAAACACCACATTCAACAAAATCACCGTCTATTTTATTTAATCTAATATACTCTAAAGAATTGAATAACTCAACAATTCTTTCTATTGAGGTCATTGTAAAAGGTTTCACTATATCTATAAAAATTTTTTGATTCACTTTTGTAACTTTAAATTGTTAATTGTTTTTTCTATTCCGGAGTGGATTGAGTGGTTTGGTGTCCAACCAGTGTCTCTTTTCAATTTGTCATAAGAAATTAATCTACTAACGATGTTATCTATGATTCTAGGTTCTCTATAACTTTTTTTTACCTCACCAATATTAGATTCAATTATACTCACTATATCATTGACAGAATGATTGGTATTGGTAGATACGTTATAAGTTTCTCCTAAAGTATTTTCGGACTTAGATACCAAATATGTCGCCAGTAATACATCATCAATGAATGAATAATCTCTTTTGTGTTCTCCATCTCCAAAAATAGTAATAGGTTCTTTATTTATTGATTCATATATAAATTTACCTATTACACCACAAATTTTACCATCAGGTATTTGCCCAGTGCCGTATACATTTGAATACCTTATTATTGATACGGGAATACCGAAAAGTTTGTGATATAAATTTGTATAGTTTTCACCTAGATACTTTGTTGCAGCATATATACTTGAAATATTAGGTGGAGTATTTTCAGTTATTGGTGATTCTTTTGATTGTCCATATATGGAACACGATGAGGTGTACACGAATCTTTTCAAATTTGTTTTGTTGTCTTTAAGATACTCCAAAATTTTCAGAGTTGATGTGGCGTTAGTGTCCAAATCAATTTGAGGGACAAAACTTGACTTAGAAATTTGAACGCAAGCCATATGAAATATGTAATCACATTCTTGCAGGTATTTAGAATATTTATCAACATCTAATACGGAGCAATTTATGAAATTTACTCTTTCATTATTAGGTATTCTATCAATTGTGCTATTATAAAGATTGTCAACAATTATAATATACGCCTTCGTTGTTTTTAAAATGTAATCAACGAATTTGCGCCCTATAAAGCCGGCACCACCAGTTATTAATATTCTATTCAATTTTTAATTTATTTTTTAATGTATATAAATCATTAGAGGATTTCGTATATAAGATATTTTTATACCATTTTTAATTAAATTACTATTATAAAACGCATCTTCTCTTTTGAATATTGAGTTATCTTCATTGTATTTATATTTCTGATAAATTTCATTTTTCACAGATATAGGTCCGCCGGCGTAACAAATATTAATTTCTTTACTACTGTGTGGGTGATAATTTTCGTTATGTGAAGTATCGACATAGTCTAGATAAAAATCTAATTGCTCAATATCACTATTAAATTCCGTCAATTTTTTGTTAGGATTTATTATGTAATTATGAACAACCGCATCACACCCACTTTCAAAAGATTGAACTAAATATTCATTTCTTTTAATGTGTGGAACATCGTCACCACCGAAAAAAGATATTATATCAGTGGACAATTTTGAAGCCGATATATTACAGTTCTGAGATACATTTTTGAACTCGGATGTTGTTGAACAAATAAGTTCGAAAGGGTATTTTTTTGGTTCGAATTCATAATCTAAAGATGAGATACTAACACTTACTTGTTGTGGTATTACCGTTGAGTTAGATATTTGATAAAGTAAATTCTCCAAATTATACATATGTCCATCATAGGTTGGTATTGCGATACCTAAAGTCATTTGTTTTAAATTAATGATTATTTTTTATTTTGTATACAAAATGACGGGCATCCATCTTCAGTTATTGATTGAATTTCTAACCCGTATTTATCCACAAATTCATTTACCGCTCTAACAACTCCTGGAAATTTATCTATGGTGTAATCGTGCCCGCAAATATATCCGACATTCTTAATTTTATTTCGAGATAATTCCAAATCTTTGGCAACACCTTCATAAGAATGGTCACCATCTATGTAAATCATATCAAAATAATCGTCTTCAAAATTTATCAGAACATTGTAACTAAATCCTTTATGTAACTTAACTATAGGGTTTTTATCGTATTTTTCAGATAATAATTTAAACTCATTTCCTAAATCAGCGTAAACCATATTATTACCATCTTTATCTCCTGATGGAACCATACCCTCAAATATATCAATCAAATGTAGTTCTTTAGGGTTAATCTTTGTTAGCAATTTTTCTGAGAATTCTCCTTTGAAGACGCCTATTTCAGATACTATCATCCCTTTTGGTAGGGTCCCTATTAAATCGTCTCTTGTTTCAAACCTAATCATTTTTTTATATTTTTTTCATAGAAATCAACCATCTTATTCATTTTATACGAATAATTTCCAGGTCCTCCTGCAAAATGGACAATTGTTTCTTCATTTATTTTATCAATATTATAACCATTATGGGTAATCAATTTATTTAAACTTAAATCAAATAAATTATTTCTAAACAAATATACGTTTATAAAAGGTTGTTCTAAACACTCATTCATACTATCAATATTCTCAACACAGAACTCAAAAATATTTTTAATAACTGAGATTAACTCAAATGAAAAAGCGAAAAATCCTCCATTGAACCCTTTGAGCCCCATTTTTTTAATTTCTAAAATCTCACTTTCATGTAATAGATTACCGCTCCAATATTCATGAGTCATAATTAAATCATGGTGATTTTCGTTTGAGACCAAAATTTTATTAGAGTTAACTAAAGAAAAAATATTGTTAGGGTCACCACACCACAATATGTCACAGTCGCAATATATTATTTTGTTATAATTTTTAATTTCATCAAACTTAAATATTTTCAATTTGTTTAAAGAAGAGTCTCGCATCGAATTTGTTGTCGATATTAAAACTTTATATGGTAACTTAGTAATTAAGTTAGTTTCAAATTCATTTGCAATTCTCTCATCAATAATGAATAATAATTCAAAATTATAATTGTAATATTTCTCTAATGTTAGTATATTAAGATTGAGAATATTAATATAGTTAATATTGTTACCTATTGTGTAGTAAATTAAATTCATTTATCGATATTAAGTATTTTATTTTTCCAAAAATCAAAATCAAGAAGTGTTCTATCAAATTTTTTTTCTTTAATTTTTTGATACTTTACTGATAAAATATTCTCATCACCTAATTCGTTAATATTGTCCAATAAGATTATAGGGAATTTTTCATACATTTCATAAATTTTAAAGTTACCGACTTTTACCGTAATTGGGATTCTGTTAGAATATAGAACTTCCCATAATCTATGTGTGTCTAAACCATTACCGATTGGACAAACTACCATTTCATAGTCTAATATTTTGTCAAAAAATTCATTTAAGGTGAGATTGGGTTCCTCCCAATCAATATGGTTAGATTTTTTGCAAATATCTCTCACAACAATCCTATGATTGTAATTAGTGTCAACTTTAAAATTTGCATATATTTTTTTTGTCGGAATTAAATTTGAATTTCTCCCCAAAAGATTTTCTTTTTCATTTACCCTTTCGTAGTAAGAAATACCATGACCAGGTCTAAAAGAATCTATTTTGTTTTCTATGCCTAAAGGTATTGGTTCAAAAATTTCATGATTACTTAATATATTCTGACCAAACCATCTAATAACATTATTTGGTAAAATTTTTAAATATTCATCAGTTATTGGGTAGTCAGAATTACCACTTATTAATATTACATCATTATTTAAACCACCTATGTCTTTTAAATCACTTAGTAAGAAATCTGTTTTACAAAAGAAAATATCTCTACCATTGTGTAATTCAGAAAATTTATTTAATTCTAAAAAATCCATGTTATTTTTTCTTAAATATACAGAATCCATTACCCTCATCAGTTTTTTCTATTAATTCATATTCGGTATCAACAATAAGTTCGCCATAAATTTTACTAGTTTTAATTTCTACGATATCATCTAAGGCAACTATATTTGTTCTATCCTTTAACTTCAACCATTCTTTATATGTTGAAAACTCTCCCCCATCTAAGAGTAAGAAGTCGATTTCGTTAAAAATGTGTTGTAAAACATCTGGACAACTCATAGTATTATTCAGGTCCTCTTTTAACCACTCTTGTTTGTGAGGTTCTAAACTTATGTTTGATACGAAGGATTCTATTTCGTCAACCGAAACTATACTACCGTAAATGGGTTGGTACCTGTCTTGGTATTTTTTTAAATTATCGATAGCGGTGTCATAAAATGATTTATTACTTTCTATAGTAATGAATTGTGAGTCTTCTGATTTAGAATTCAAAATGCAAATCGTTGACCCCATTCCTTTCCATGTACCTATCTCGACAATTTTTTTGCAGTCATATTTTCGTATAGTTCTTTCAATTAAAGAACATCTTTCAGATGAAAGAACTATCTGTCCTTGTGTGTTCATATTCTTTTATATTTTTTTATATCATTTAGTGTGTCCGTCAAAAGTTCGTTATAATTATAAACTTCTTTATCACTCTTTAAATAGAACTCCTTTCTTTTTTCATACTCTATAAATGTTTGTCTATTTTCTACAACGTATTCGTCATAATTAATGTCGAAGTTGGAATATAAATCTCTTATGAAATCATTTATGTACACCATTCTGCCAGAACCAACTATTTTATGGTTTTGAGAATTTATTGATTCATTCACTAAAAATTTTGGGTGTATCAAGTCTCTGTAAAAATATGTATCACCAATCTCAATTGTTTTTCTCTCTATTAATGATGAAAAGATTTTTCCGAAAAGAAATTCATTTGTTCTATATGGTGAATTAAAGTTAAATGGGTATATTAAAATAACATTACTAAACTCTGATGGGTTTTCTATAATTTTTTTGGTTATCTTATATTTTGATAAAAGATAGGGTGTTTCGTAAAAATCAAAATCCATATCTATGGATATTGGTCCATCACATTTATTCCATAACTCACAAGTCGAATAAATTATAATTTTATTAGAACACCCCTTAAACCTCTTTATTATACTCAAAACCAATTCATAGTTGACTTGATTATAAATTTCAATATTTTGTATAAATTTTCTTGATTCACCAACACAAACAAAAATTCTGTCCCACTCAAATTTCGTTAAGTTATTATAATCTATATTTCTTGAAGAGATTTTGACAAAATTTTCTGGAAAATAATAAGAAATTTGTGATGTGTCTCCTATGACTAAATTATTTCTCATTTTTTAAGTTTTTCGTAACCTAATTTAACTTCTGTTATTTTTTTGAAAAAAAATTTACTTTGTAAAAATTGTTTGTGCGTCATTCTTTCGTAGTTACATTTATCCACATAACTTGCTGATACGTCATCAGTCTTTGCCTTATCTACCGCCAAAAAGGTTTTTTCGTTTGCGTTATACAAGTTAGAGTATTCTTCAGAGTTAACTATTAAATTAAATTTATCCACACCTATTTGGTTTATTAAATCTTCTTCTATAATTTTTATTATTATATCTACGTCTAAACCGTTTTTTTTCTTCAAACATAGAATTGTGTAATAATCGAAAGCGTACGCTTCATCAACACTAATTTTAATCATTTTATTTTATAATTTGGAATTTATTAAGTCCTAATGTATTATAATACGGTGTGTAATTTCTAACATATTCATGATAATAAAATATAGGTTTTTTAAATTTATAACTATTAATAAGACATTTTAAACTAGATTCCATAAGATGGACCTCTTCAGCATTCTCTATTAAAGAAATTAAATTAAATAAATTATATTCGGTAGGATTTTCTATAATTTTATAATTGGTATTAATCTTCTCAAGATTAACATTATGGGTAAAAATGTATTTTTCATTACTTGGATTAAGTTTCTGAATTATTTTTAATTCAATTTCCATATCTCTATCAACATGAAAATAATCAAATCTTACTTCAAATGGAATTCTATTTGCAACATAGAACGACTCGTCAAAAGTGTTTGTTTGTGTAATATTTAATTTCTCAAACCCAACTGTTATAACGTCATTTTGTATTTTATTTTTTATAATATATTGATGAACATCGTAATCCTCACCAATAGATAAAACATTAATATTCGAATCATCCCTGAACATATACTCAACGTTATTGAAATTGTGTGGTTTACAAAAAACCGAAACATCTTGATGTATTTTCCTGTAATATCTTACAAGACCATTACAAATGATGTGGTCACCAAGACCTAAATGATGGTATATATATTTCACCTTAATCTTAAATTTTTATTTATTTAAAACGTATTTATAATCTTCACCGACTGGTTTATCGTTTTCATCAATCCTATCCCCAACAAATCTACCATATTCTCTTGCGATAGGAAAGGGTTTTTTTTCGAAAAAATCATCATGCGTTTTCCTGTCATTTTCGAACATTGAATATATATCTCTCAAAAAAGTTTGGTCGGAGCCGTAGGTTAAATCTTTGTCTTTTCTAAATTCCTCAATCATATCCGTTAAATGAACTTTATCTGACTTTATTCCCCACATTCCACCTAAGATTCCTAATCTGTCATTACCATATGGTATGTAGTGAGCCGGATGGTCTCTCATTACATGAAGTGTTTTTTTACTATTAATCCACTCATCAACTGCCAATTTTTCCCTCATTGTGATTCTTGAATCGGTGTCTCTGAATACACAATATTCTGAGTTTGGTAAACCGACCGCAAAAAATCTCCAAAACATACCATAGAGATTCTTTTCAGTAACATCTATTGTCATAACACCCAAATCATTCAGTTTATTTATTGTGTCCACTGGTGTTGTTTCGTCATAATAAACTACCATCTGCCAATCGTAATATATTACCTTCCATAACTCGGCATTTCTTATTGCCCCAACGTTATATATAGGTTTGTCACCCCAAAGGCTAAAACTTAAGTATTTCATAATTTTTTAATTTTGAATTAATATTTCCATAGACTTACTAAAGTCTACAGGATGTCCTTGTGTTTTGTGTGAGTCTAACTGAAAATGAGTTATCAGACCTGGCAACATCCTCACAATTTTTTTATGTATAAAGTAAAAGAAACTTATTGACCTTTCATGAGCATGACCGCAGGTTGTACTTCCTTTCAAATCTTCAATTAATTTTTCGAACCACGTCATATACTCCTCAAAAGTTTTTTTAGAAAAAGTTGAGTTACTAGTACAACTCCAAACTTCTTGAGGATTCTGAACCTTTATATTATCAATCAAATCAAAAATGTTAACATTATAATGTTTTTTAATTGATGGCATAATATCTTGAACCCACATAAAATTTGACACGTAATCTGGCATTGTGATAGGTTTTGGTATATACCCAACAAAATCAGGTTTATCTTTTAAGATTTCACTTTGTTTTTCTGTAAATTCTTTAGATATAATTGTATCGTACTCGAATAAATTTATATAGTCTGAAGATATCAGGTTGTTTTTCCACAAAGCATACCATCCTGTTAATGATGTAAACTTAGGATATCGTTCTATGTTTATTGGTAAATTTCTGCAAATAATAACATTATCTATATTTTTTATTTTATCGATAGGATTTTTACCTAAGAAAACGAATTTTACATTTTCTAAATTGGAATATTTCTTGGCGTTGATATAATTTATTATTATATCTTGGTCGTGTACAAAAATGAATGTCTCAGTTGTCATAATACGAATACTTCGTTTTTAATTTTTTCAAATATTGATTTAAATGTAGGAACAAAAATATTATTGTAATCCTCAATCATTTCATAGTTATTTAATTTTACGTCCCTTGTTTTCGACTCTATATGGTAAGCAACACAGTTTGAGTTGGTAAAGTTTTTCAAACCTATGGACTTCAATTTGATATTTAATTCCACATCTTCAAAACAATGTCTGTATTTTTCATTGAACATGCCGGCTTTGATGAAAGCGTTTTTTGTTACCATCATTAAAGCCGCCGTGTTCCCAATTACACTATTCAAACCCGAAGAATAGTTGTAGTAATTAAATTGATTTTTATGTGTCGATACAATTTGTTTGTTGTCCTTTTTTAGATAAAGAAATAATCCATCGTGTTGTACTGTATTATCAGGATACATTAATCTGGCACCTACCGTACCACAATTAGGATAAGTCTTGAACGTTTTAATCATTTCAAATAATACGTTGTTCAACAATTTTATGTCATTATTACAAAACAAAATATATTCGTATTCTTTAGTTACATAATTTTTTACAACATCGTTATTTATTTTGGCGAAATTATAATAGTCATATTCAATAAATTCTATGTTACCAAGAGTTAGAATGTTTTTTTTTATCCATTCTTTTTCTTCATCCGTTGAGCCAGTATCTGCAATGAATATTTTAAATAATTCAGGGTTGCAATTTGTATAAAACGAATTAATACAATCTAGCAGTAACTCATTATTACTCTTATTGGGTATAATGACCGCAACTTTACCAAACTTATTAGATAATTTTTCTTTGATTTCAGGGATAAAAACTTTTTCAGGTTTTAAGTCCAATGGTAACTTACTACCCCACTTTTGTAAAAACTGATTTTTACTAATCCAAAATTCTTCATTTGGTTGACCAACAGATTGGTGCGTAATTTCAAATGATGATGTTACCCCAATTTTAACGCCATCTAAATAATTAGGAATACAAAATCCGTGGTCGTAAAAGTGAAACTTTCCAATTGTTTCATCGAATTTATGTTTTATTTTGGTTTTATCGAAACTAATAAATAATCCATCAATTGTGACAACAGGAATCAAAAATGGTAATTTTGGCGAATACTTACTTAACCATTTTTTTTGTCCATCAGGGTGGTGATAAACCTGACCTACCATAGTTTGATTCATCTTTTCCCAATAAACACCAGACTCAGGAAAATAACATGAACCCGCTTTTCCTATTATAGAGTAGTCAGGATTTTCTTCGAAATCCTTTAATAGTTTTTTCCCCCAACCTGTTTCTAATTTTATATCATCGTGACATAAAACCAAAATATTATTTGATGAACTATCAATAATTTGATTGTAGGCTTGAGCCAAAGATTTTTCACCGTTATTAATTACTTCAATAACCTCAACATCTTTTATTCCACAAGTTTTTTTAAAGTATTCTCGTAGAGTTGGATTTGAGGTTCTTGTGCTATATCCAATTGTTATCATTATTCGAATACTTCAATATTATGGGTTTTGTTTACCAATTTGGACCACCTGCCGTTATAACGAGTTGCCCTTACAATATGGTTATCAATCCAATGGTAGTTTCCTCCTCTTGGTTTGTTAAATATAATATTATGGTATTTAAAATTCCACTTATCTAACCACTGTTTTGTTACCAATTCGTGTTCATCAGTTCTTGATGTAAAAAATGTTATTACGTGACCTTCATTATACCATTCATTTATTGTTTCTACTGAACCCTCAAATGGTTCAACAATTGACATACGTTCAGGTTGTTCATTTGGAACATCTTCTGTTATTGTCCCATCAATGTCAATTAAATAATTTTTTAATCCGAAAGCTAATTCGGGACTCACATTAGAGTCCAGTTGAACCAAAACCGTTTGCATTTCTATCTTTTTCTTTTATTTCTTCAACTTTAATTAAATCAACCCAATTTCCATTAACAACGGGACATAAAACTGCTTGTGCTACTTTCATTCCTTTTGTGATTGTAAAAGGTTCTTTATTTGTATTAAAAATTATAACCTTAACTTCTCCGTTATATCCACTATCTACAGTACCGGGTGAATTCAAAACCATTAAACCTTGATTGATAGCTAAACCACTTTTGGTTCTTACTTGGATTTCATAACCATCTTTAATATCAAATCTCAATCCTGTTGGAATAAGAGCTCTGCCAAATCCATCTATTGTTATTTCTTCGGTTGAATGTAAGTCAAATCCTGAATCGGAGCCATAGTTATACTTCGGTATAGTAGCATCTTTACTTATTGTTTGATATTTTAAATCCATCAATGTTTTCGGATTCATTAGTTCTTCATCAAGTTGTTTGATGTCAATCCCATAATTACTTTTTATGAAATCATACTCGACATCCGTCATATTCAATGATTCATCGTCCGATACTCCCAAATCTTCTTGTAAACTTTTGAGAGATTTTTCTAAATCTTTAAGTTGTTGTGAAATATCCATTATTTTAATTCTTTAAATTTTTTTATTACGTCTATTAATACCTTAACATCTTTTTCGCAGTATTCAGCAATTTGTTTCAATTTTGATTTTTTCCAATAAGCTTCGTGAACATCCTTACCTGTTATTTCGCCATCTTTTGATGACTCAACATTCATACTTGCACACATTAAATCAAGTGAACCAATGGATGAATAAGCCCCAAACTGCCAAAGTTCTTTTGTGTCAATCGCCTTTATTTCCCAAGGTTTGGTATCATAACTTGGTAATATTTGTGGAGGTAAAATTCCATTGATAACCATGCGTTTTGATAACATCGGAATATCAAAGTTTTTTAAGTTATGACCACAAAGATAAAATCCAAGTTTTCCACATCTGTCCAATAGTTTTTGTGTATCTCTCAAAACTTCTGATTCATCATCGGATGAAAATGTTTGAGTTTTTATTTCACCTTTATCAGTAACAAATGATGCACTTACACAAACAACTTTTGCGAATTCGGGAACAAGAGAGGACCTTAAACTGAAAACGTAGTCAAAAGATTTTCCGTCATCCTCAGGAAAACGTTTCTGAAACCAATCGAAGTAGTTTGAAAACTGTTCCGCAAGTCTCGGATATTTTTCCTTACATTGATTGTAATCATAGGTAATACCTACGGTTTCAATATCAAGAAACAAAATTTTGGTTAAGGGTATGTTCAACATTGTTTTTTTTATCAACTATTAATTTATACCATTCGGCTCTAGCCTTCGTTACATTTCTTAAATCATAAGTGTCTTTTACGGTTTCATAAAGACGTTCACCCAAATCTACAATCATATTTGGATTATCTACCAACTTTTTGATGTTTTTAGCCCAATCACTATGATTTCTTGATTCAGGAACCAATAGTGCGTTCCCATCTGTAAATTGTCCGTTCTTAATAGCATGTTTCAAATCAATCGTGTATGGACCAACTTCTGATGCGATAAGTGCCTTTTTATAAAAACCTGCTTCAATAACTTTTAATTGAGATTTGACGATATTGAACATATGACTTTTGATTGGTGCAATTGAGATATCAAATTTAGAGTAATTTCTAGCATATTGTGTAATATCTTTTGTCCAAACTCTTCTGTAATTTTCATTTTTTTCATTCTCGAAAGGTTGCTCAATAAATTTATCTAAGAAAAGTTTATATTCAGGTGTGATAATTTGATATCTGTTTGTGAATATCTCTTCGTATTTTGCCCAAACCGTTTCGTGAGGTTGAATTGGTCTTTGTTTTTGTTCACCTGTTTGTTTGTTAATTTCAGTGATAGTTCCCCTTGTGTCAAATCCGCACACTACATATTGGATTTTATCTTGAATAGGTGATAATTTAGAAACCATACCTTCTAACAATTGAAGGTCATGCAAGTGTGAAGAGCCTCCTAACCAACCAATTCTTATCTTATCAGACTTTTCTGTTGGTTCGTTAAATTGTGGTTCAGATGGGTCAATCGCATTTGGGAAAATCTCAACATTTTTATTAATCTTCTTTAACTCTTTTGCGAAGATAGATGTCGTTGTTGTTACATAATCAGGATGTTTCAGGTTTTCGACAATCTTTTCATTGATTTTGTTTTGACGTATAATATCGTGAATTGGATGTTCTTTGCCTGGCATCCAATAGTCATCGATGTCAATTATTGTTACAATATTTAATGATTTTAACATCCTAATGATATTCGGAGTATGTTCATACATATTGCCGATATTTCTGTGAATATGAACAATTTGGTATTGTCTCCAATAGTTGATGTCATTGATACGTGGTTCGTAGTCAATGTCTACGTGAAAATCGTTAGGATACATATTTTGTAACATAACGTGGGGGTCAACAGACCTAAATTTGCCCACGCCAGTTTTGTCTGATGGGAGCACTAACACTTTGATTTTTTCGCTCATATATGAATTGATTTGTGAAAAATATAAAGATTATCTATCAGAATATCAACACACCTAAAACAAAAAACCCCAACTAATGTGTCGGGGTTTCTTCCTAAAAATAATACTAAAACTTAACTAACCTTTTTTATCTTAGTTAACTTCCCTTCAAAAATATGATTACCTACTTTGAAAGTAAAGTTATCTTTGGTTCGTTGAGTTGATTCTATTAATAATCCGTTCTCTCTTAGGACTTCCTCTACTGTTTCTCTTACAATTGCAGCAATTTCATTTTTGTCAATTGATGGAGATTCAATATGCTTAGGAAGTGGTCCTGTTGTTTTTTTAGATTCGACCACATTTTGTTTATTAGTTCCCATCAGTCGTGATGCTTTAGCCACTAAATCATCTGATAAAGTTGGGCCAGTTTGTTGAGGTTGATTAATTGGGTGTTCCATCATTAACCTTTTAATTTCATCAGGTAATTTTGAATTTCTGATTTTATCTTCCGTGATAGGGCCAGGATTTGTATTAACGGGTCTACTGATTTCTTGTTCTTGCATGAACTCTGATGGGATATTATATTTTGCTGGTACTGGTGTAAAAGTTTCTACATCAGGATTTGACATCATCATAACATCACTTTCGCTGACACTACCTCTTGGCATTTCTTTATGTTTATCCATTATTTTTTTTGATATCATCAATTTTTGTATCAAATCATTTTCTGTTCTCATAATTATTCTTGGTCAAATTGTGCATTTATTAAAACTCTTGTCATACTCCTATCTCCATTTTTATTATAATTAGGTCTAGGGTCAAAAAACTTAATATCCAAAGGTCTAAACATAGTAATTTTATCTAATCTGAAAAGCCTCCAACCAGGTAAAGGTTGTTTTCCTTTATATGCCGTATGTGACGCTCCTTCATAATCCCAAGCTCTTAAAACCAAGTTACCGGCTTTACTATATCCTAAACAAACAGGTTCAATTTCTCTTAATCCTTTTCCTCCTGGTTCATCTCCGATATAGTAAATTACACATTTATTTTTTTTGGAAATAGCATCCCTGACAGCACCTAAAGACGCCACTTCTAAAATAAGAGTTTTGAGGGAGTTGTAAAGTTTCATTAAGCGCTTGGTGTTGTATATGGACTTTGAGGTTTGTATTTCGCGCCGGCAAACGCTTCTTTTCTTTTAAGAATATCATCTGATGTTCCTGCGTTATAATTATTTGTATCCAAAAATTGACCAGTTCCACGACCCATATTATCACCATCAGCCAAAGCATCAGGATTTGTGCTCGTGTATTGATTTTGGTCCAAATAATCATTGATTGCCTTAATTTTTCTTCTTTGTTCGTCTGCAACCGCAGTCATTTTATTTGCTGGTTGTGCAGTATCGATTGGAATTCTGACTGACATATTAAATAATTTTTTTCATCAATTCGTTTATCCTTTTCAGGGCTTCGGTGATTTTTACGTCATCGTTATTTTTTCTGTGTGATTTACTTGGTCTATTCATAGATGAAATATCATCTTGTTGTTTTTCTTGATTGAATTCGTTTGGCATTCCAGTATCCGATGCAATTTTTTTTGAATTATAATTATCATCTCTCAAATATCTTAAGGTTTCATCTACCCATTTTTTCATATAATCACCACCATTCAATACATAAGATTTTTCTTGGACATCTCCTTTGAAGTTATCGAAGTAATTTTTGATTCTTTTTAGTTGTTGGTATGTGATTTCGTTTGCATTCTGAAGTTCAGTATTTCGTTTGTGACCTTCATCAGTTGACTCGGAACTTACTGAGTTGAATGAATTACGCATATGTTCACGTATTTCATCAGGAACTTTGACTTTTTTATTATACAAATCCTTATTCACTTCTCAACATTTTGATTAGTTGGTTAATCGAGATACCCCCTTTTTCTGCCATTTTTTTTATTGAATCTAAGTTTTTCTTTACCATTCTAGACACGGGAGTATCCTCGGCCATATCTTTTCTTATAACATCAGCATCATCAGAATTTTTTTTAGATAAAAGATTTTCAATCATTTTTTTCATCTCAAGTTTCTCCATTTCAGATAGAGTGAGTTTGGCGATGAATCCTTTTTTATTTCTGTATTTAGATTTTTTGTCTCGTTTACCTGTTGGGTCTTTACCAAATTGTTTTGTTCTAGCTTTCGCCTCCTCGGGTTCCATACCCATTTTTTTAACTAAAGTTTTGTAGGTTTTTTTACCATCCAAATTTTTTGTTTCTTCATAACCAAACGCTTCAGAATAATCTACCTCATTGACAACAGGTTCTTCTTCTTTTGATTCGCCATAATAGATACGACTATAACCTCTTGTAACAGGATTGTTGGTTTGTCTTGTTGTAATAACAGTTTGGTCCATCGTTCTACGAGGATGAAAAGATAAGTCTAATATTGGAGTAGAAGAAGTTGCAAAAGACCCATCAGGTTCAATTAATTCATCGAGTTCCTTTTCAACTTCATCAGTTGATTGTGGTTTCTTTTTCTTAGAAAGAATTTTAGAAATCAAAGATTTTATTTTTGGTGAATCTTTTTTATCAAAATCTCTCTTCCTATCGCTTCGTCTTGATTCATTCAAGGTTTCCCCCACTGAATAATACAAAGAAACTTTATCCCCCATATCTCTCAAAAAGAAATAATAAGGCGAACTATAATATTCTTGATTGTAATTTATCATAGTTTTTTACAATAAATACTCTGATGTTGTGTATTTATCTATAAAAAATAAAATGGCACAACAAAACATTAATCAGTATGTTTTCAAGAAGTTTTATTTAGATAGTCATTTCTACGATTTGAATGATATATCATTAGCTTCCGACGAGTTGGATTTCAATCAAGAAGTAGTTTTTTCACCTTATTTGATTGCCCAAACATACGGTAATCGACTGCCATTTTATTTTGATTTGAATAGTTTGTCGTCAAATCAAAGGTTGAGTTTATCTTATGGTGAATATAATTTCAACAATGTTCTGATTTCTGAAAATTATTATAATCCTAATGGATTGGATTTAACTTGTTTTAGTTCGGAAACTTTGTGTGACATAGGTTTAACAGGTATTGATAATGGTTTGGTAACGGGAATGACCGGACAAACCATCACAATAACTCAAGGATTATTTTCGGATTCAGATAAGTTTGGTAGATATAATTTCGATAGAAGATTAAAACTAACTCAAGTCACAGGATATACATCATCTCCAAATGTTAGGTTTTCAGGAATATCGGCCCAAACAATATATGAAATAGTATCAAAGATAGACCCCTACATTGGTTATTACCAAGAGTTATATGGTGGATTTTACCAAGGGTTTTACAAGTTATTTGGTTATGATTATGACCTATTTCCATCAAGAATGAATAAAGGATGGTCCGTGGAAATGATTATTAAACCTCGTTTGACAAACGAATTTAGTGCAACGACAGGCCAAACAACATTAAATGAAATTTATCCTGATAATAGAAATATGTTCTTTTATATGGGAACAAGAGCCGAAAACAAGTACGGTCATCACGCAAACGGTGTTCCATCATCTGACACAGGATATACAAGAGTTACGGAATCATTAGCAGATTGTTTAAAAACTTGTGCTTGTTCAAATACTGGTGTCACAAATTCAAGATGTGTTGACGTATATGAACCAACAGGAATTACGGTTTCTCACGCAGTAGGTTGTGGGTGCGGATGTAATTCAGGAACGATATCAAATATTCCTGATAAAGACCCAATCTATGATTCGATGTCAAACGCAATTTCTCTGAGATTGTGTGGTGAAGATGGGAATCCTAAAATTGGTGTGAGAATTTTGAGATTTACTGGCGACTGTGAAACAACGGGTTCTTGTGAAACAAGTGGTATTACTTATTCGACGGGATATACAATAGATAATTACTGTTCTCCAAATGGAATATATGATTATTGTTTGGGTGTAAATTCTGCTTATACAACCTCTGAACATTGGTTTTTGGTTGATGTGGTTTGGGAACGTTACACATGGCTTGATACTTGTGATTTATATTTTAGAGGAGGATTAGGTGATATCACAAAATTGGTTTACTTGGATTCGTTGGCAAACAATTCAGTTTATTTGATAAGTCCACCTGTGACACATCAAAATCTAACACCTGAGCAAATTGAAATAGTTCAGTTAAATGAAAAATGGTTGATAGACAAACACTACAGAAACGGTAGATTGAAAATCTACGTAAATGGAAGAATATTTTACACCATTGAAGATGTAGAAGAGATAATACCAAGAGCTCTAAATGCTGACAAAGAAAAACAAATTGGAGTTCCTTTTAATATATCTTGGGGAGGTGGGACGCAAGGACTAAGAGAGAATTTAGTTTTTTCAGCATGTCCAACAGGATTGACAAATTCTTATATACAGGACCCTGAGTTATTTCCTAATAACGTTTTGAGTGCAACATCTTTATCGTCATTAACAACTAACATACTGATTGAACAAAATTTTGCAGGAACATTCGAGGGTGGTATAAGTCAATTCAGAATGTATGTTAGTCCATTAACCGCACCAGAGGTCAAACATAATTTCCTTTTGTTAAAAGATAAGTTTGATATGTTTAATCCTGATTGTCCAAAGTGTTACCCTGTTTGTGATACAAACGATATAACCTATAATCTACCATAATAATGCAACAAGTTATAACGATTGAAAGTGTAAATTTTTCAGGGGAAACTGCTCAGATTATGTTCACTCCGTATGGAAAAACAATTTCATTTTATCTTGGTGAACAAGTTTTACCTTACGTTTTTAGTTCCAATACTTTATCACCACCTCAATATATTTATGGTGACTATTCGATTTATATAGTTAACAAGGATTGTTCTTATACAATTTCGGTGCCGATGCCAACTCCAACACCAACACCTACCCCATCGGTTACAAGAACCCAAACTCCGACCCCAACACCGACTGTGACCGTTACACCAACAATAAATCCTTGCCCAACTAAAACGCCTACACAAACGCCTACACAAACTAAAACCCCAACAATGACTCCTTCAGTAACAAGAACACCTTCATCAACACCAACGTGTTAAATGACAAAGTAAATATTTAATTCATAATATGTTTGGTTATTATTAAATTCAGTAAAAGGTGTATTTATCGGTATGAATATAATTCAGGTTAATAATGTAACGGGAACCCCACCATATAGTATAAGTATTTGTGATTTAACTCTCACAACCTGTTACCTATTGTCTGAAATTCTAACAACAATTCCACCGACAATAGAAGACCCTATACCGGCAGAGTTCGAGGGGTTGAATCCTTTGATTTTGAAAATTGTCGATGGGGTTGGTTGCGAAACATTCCAAGTGATAGATTGTACAATATCACAAACACCAACCCCCACATTTACACCAACACCAACCGTAACTCCATCTGTAACCCCTACAGTTACACCAACATCCAATACTCCAACAGTAACCCCCACAAATACAGTTACTCCAACAGTTACACCTTCAATTACTGCAACACCAACACTGACAAGAACGCCAGCGCCAACAACAACACCAACCCAAACACCAACTCCTACAATAACACCAACAAATTTAACATTATCTTTTATATCTTGTTGTGGTAATTTTGTTTTTGCTGTATCTAACGGTAAAATAGAGGATGTGTTAGACCAAACTAAAACATACTATGTTGAAACTGACTCAGGTTTTAGTACTTGTGCAACAGTTGGGTTTGGTAGACCGAGTGCAACATATACTTACACCGCTCTAACTGAATATAATACTTGTGATTTATGTTTGTCGGCCGAGACAGGTTCTAGTGTATGTCCTACACCTACTACAACACCAACACCAACGGTAACTCCAACCTCAACTTTATTACCTCTAACATTTAGCTCTTGTTGTGGGGGATATATATTCAACCTGATAGATAATGTTGGTTATATAGATAAGGTGGACCCCACAAAAGTTTATTATTTCGAAACTGACGCATTTAGTGGATGTTCTGTGGTTGCAAGGGAGTTTACAAATTTCTATTACAACTTACAGAAAGTAGTTATATATACAGGATGTACAGAATGTTTAAGTGCAACGACAGGTAGTGCTACTTGTCCAACCCCTTCTCCAACACCGACAAATACTGTCACACCAACCAATACGCCGACTAATACCCCGACAAATACAGAGACACCAACTAACACTCCGACAAATACTTCTACAAATACAGAAACACCAACTAATACACCAACTAATACATCGACACCAACTAACACTATAACACCTACCAATACAATAACATCAACTAATACTTCGACCATAACTCTCACTCCAACAAATACTCCAACTGAAACCACAACAAGTACCCCAACTAGAACTCCAACAAAAACACCATTCCCGTCAAAAACACCAACATCAACCGTGACTCCAACAGTTACACCTACTGTAACTCCAACACCAGGTGAAACTCCAACACCTACACCAACTCAGACAACAACCAACACACCAACTAATACTGAGACACCGACTAACACACCAACGAATACTGAGACACCGACTAACACACCAACGAACACAACAACACCAACTAATACCCCGACTAATACTGTTACACCTACTAGCACTAAGACACAAACTCCCACTACAACACCAACCAATACACAAACCCCAACTAATACAATCACCCCGACAAATACACAAACGCCAACTAATACAATCACCCCGACAAATACACAGACACCGACAAATACATCCACTGTCACCCCAACCAATACTCCGACAATAACCCCTACTAATACACAAACTCCTACCCCAGCAGTTTCCCCTTCCCCAACTAACACCCCTACTAATACCACAACTCAAACACCTACTAATACCCCAACTAATACCACAACTCAAACACCTACTAATACCCCAACTAATACTGTAACATCTACGAATACTCAAACACCTACAAATACTCAAACGCCAACAAATACGGTTACACCAACTAATACCCAAACACCTACCAATACTAAAACGCCAACGAATACGCTGACTCCTACGAATACTCAAACGCCTACCAATACTCAAACACCTACGAATACTCAAACACCTACGAATACTGTTACTCCGACTAACACACAAACGCCAACTAATACTGTTACACCCACAAATACTATTACTCCGACTAACACACAAACTCCAACTAATACTCAAACTCCCACTAACACACCAACACCAGGTGCAACCCCGTCGCCAACATCTACTCAAACTCCAACTAACACTCCAACTTCTACGACAACACAAACTCCGACTAACACACAAACTCCGACTAACACACAAACTCCGACTAACACTGTCACGCCAACCAATACACAAACACCAACTAATACACCAACTAACACTCAAACCCAAACATCAACAAATACACCAACAAATACTCAAACACCTACTAATACCCCTACAAATACTCCTACAAATACTCCTACGAACACAACAACTCAAACACCTACAAACACGCAAACGCCTACTAATACCCCTACTACTACCCCTACAAACACTTCGACACAAACACCAACAAACACTCCTACAAATACTTCAACGCAGACGCCTACAAATACACCAACCAACACACAAACACCTACAAATACTACAACCCAAACACCAACTAATACACCAACGAATACTCAAACTCAAACTGTAACACCTACTAAAACACAAACTCCAACTATAACTCCTACACCAACAACTCCTCTACAAATTGCGGCTGTTGATTGTTGTGGAAATGGTAAAATTTATCAAACAGGAGCTTTGTTTACTGCTGGTGATGTTGGAGATTTTTACTTGATGGAGTTTACCGTGGGTGGCAATCCTTACTATGCTTGTGTGACAATCACGTCCAACGTTTCCCCTAATCTGAATTACTCAATTGTGGGTTACATTTTAGAGGACGACTGTTTTACTTGCCAGTCTAATAATTCAGGAATACTAGCTCCTTGTGTTGACATTAGTCCGAGTCCAACATCGACTCCAACTATAACACCTACAACAACACCTACTTCAACTACGACCCCAACACCTACCCCTACACCTGGTCAAAGTCCAAGTCCCACATCAACACAAACACCAACTCAAACGCCGACCAATACTGTAACTCCAACTAATACTGTTACACCTACCAATACTGTTACACCTACCAATACTACCACACCAACAAATACTGTCACGCAAACACCAACATTGACGCCAACTCCGACTATTACACAATTTCCACCCGTAGTTGGATTATTTACTGGTTGTTGTGATAACAGACAAATAAGAATTTTTGATATACCTTTTGCATTTGCCCCATTAGTTGGTAACTATTATTACGTAGAAACGATAGGATTCAGTGGATGCGTTAGATGTGTGAATAAAATCGGCATACCTGAAAACTTTCAATATCAAAGTATTTTGTTACAATCTTCTTGTGAGGATTGTACATCAACAAATCCATGCCCAACACCAACACCCACACCTACGAGTACTGTGACTCCGACTGTGACACCAACAACCCCTGTTTGTGATTGTTATTTTATAACAGTTAGTATTGGTAGGACTTCGACAGCATTAGTATATGTTGATTGTAATGGTGTATCTCAATCGGTCGCACCAGGAGTTTCAGGTAATTTTTGTGTAAGGAGTATAACTAGTTTCGGTTCTGGGACTGCTGAATTAATTGGTGCTTGCGTAGGGGGTGTTTGTCCTACACCTACTCCGACACCAACAAACACACAAACACCGACAAATACCGTAACACCGACACCAACTGAAACACCTCCACCAACTCCACCTGCAACACCAACATCAACCCCAACACCTACCGTAACACCAACATCGAATCAAAAATCATTCAGCGCTTGTTGTGATTTACTATCAGGTACCACATACAATTTCAGTGGTTTTGGTATGACATATAATACAATTTATGGTCTTGACCAAAATCTTACGTATTATTTTGATGGAAATGGATTACAAGGGTGTTTCAGAATTGTAAATCAACCGGCTGAAAATTTATATTACCTAAATTCAAATACAGGTTCTACATTTGCAAGTTGTAGTGGTTGTACAAACTCACAAGGTGAATGTTCTTTCAATCCAATTTATCAAATGTGTCAGTGTTCGGCGACAACCGATTTAACAAAAAACATTTATGTTTTTTATGATGCAAGTCCTTCGTACTCACCGTCAACATTAAGTGGGGCATCTCAAAATATTAGGTCTTGGTATTCGGATTTAGTAAACAATAGCGGTTACACTGGAAATTTATACGAAATGGTGGTATACGGTATGAATTGGATGTGGTGGTCTTGCTATCCGTATTTGGGGTCTTTATTGGGAGGAACATTGTCATCAGGATTTATAAGTAATCCTTTGAACTGTTATGTTGTTGATGGGGGTGTTGGTACAGTGAACTATAATATCAACAGAGGTTTAAATTTCGATGGGACAAAAAACCAATATTCGAGTGGTATAAGAAATTCTTTCTCATCTGACACGGTAAATTCATCACCGATATATACCTATGGTGGAAACGTAGATTCATTCAGAGATACTAACTATATCACTATTAATATCATAAATGAGGCTCAAAACGCTTATACTACCAACACTAGTGGATATAATACATCAGGTAATACAACTAATCAACCGGATAATTTTAATTTCAATTTAACTAATGTGTTAGATGATTATGAGGCATATTTGAATGTTTGGTATGATTTGAAATATGTATCTTTAGGGGAAATAGAAAACTTTTTATATCCTGAACCTTCTTTTGCAGGAATATTACCTCAACCATATAACCTACCTATTGGATATCAATTCATTTTAACTTCTTTGGCTATAATTGAAGGCGAGACAAATACATCGACATATTTTGGTAACAAATACAATTTCAATGGTGGTGTATGGCCGTTTATAAATCCTGTTATGTCACCTAATTGGACATTTGTTACTTTGGAAACAATAAATCCTATTACAGCGTTTACGGCTAGTACGGTTTATCAAAACCTGACTCCATCATTACAAGATGGTGTAGGATTGAAAAACTTTAATTGGCAGATTGACCCAACTGTAACAGGGTTCTCGACAACAAATATCACAAATTCATTCAATAGAATTATTTCATATAACGAACCTACGGATAATTGTGTATTTGTAGATGAACCACTTCCGATAAACTTAGGTGATGTTGTAGGATTGTCTAATTTATCTGGTTGTTGGACTTTGGTAGATATTATTGATTCATCACCATCTGTCATAAGCAGTTATATTACAGGTGCTACATTTGATAATTGTGAATTATGTTCCGCCCAAGTTACTAGATGTTTCAGCTCTTGTTGTAATTCAATAAAGTTCATTTTTGCTGATGAATTTGCATCCATACCATATAACTATGAAATAGGAGAAACGTTATATATTGTTTCGGATTTGTTTGTTGGTTGTGCAACGATAATAGAATCCAATCCAACTACAATCTACACATTAACTAATCCACCTGCATTATCATCAGTCTATAACGATTGTGATGCATGCCAATTGGACATTTATGGTACAATAAATTGTGTAAGCCAAACTCCAACTAAAACACCAGCTCCAACTCCTACACCAACCAAGACACAAACGCCAACCACAACCGTCACACCTACTAACACACAAACTCCTACAAATACTCAAACACCGACAAATACTCAAACCCCAACCGTAACACCAACTGTAACGGTTACTCAGACACCGACTTTGACCCCAACCCCCGCACCTCAATTCCAAGTTTGGGAATTCAGAGATTGTTGTACTCAAACCGATGTAAAATATTATTTATTAGATACTTTCACACACTCTTGGTCTGTCGGAGATGTAGTCACCGATACAACAAATAATCAATGTTATAGTGCTTATCAGTATCTGCCTGAGGAGGGCACTTATAGTGAAAGCTATACAACTACCGCTTATACAACTTGTTGGGAATGTGTACAAACTGTTGGTTGTCCTATGATATTTTTAGATTGTTGTTCAGGTGATACACAATTTGTTGTTAATGTCGTGCCGACGGGACAAACAACACAATATGGTACTCAATTCTCTTATGATTTACAAATAGGAAATACTACAACAACTCAAGGTACGGGAGGATTAGGTGGAGGTACGGCCGTCGGAGTTTGTTTATATTTCAATGGAAGTTCAACCATTGGGTCTGTAAACCCACAAGTACCGTTCCCTGTTAGTTCATTCTTAAGTGATTGCTCAACATGCGAGTCTAATTATCTAAATCAATATTGTACAAGAGCAAGATTTACAGATTGTTGCACCGAAACACTAACATATTATTTCAATGTAAATAATACAGGTTGGGATATTGGTGATATTGTACAATATGAAGACCCGACCATAACAGGCACAAAATGTTTTAAATTGGTTGCATTTGATAATAGTCAATCAGGTGTTTTCAGTTATGAAATTCCGGATTTCCAAACTGGAGAATGTCTTCAGTGTCAACAACAAAACAAGTGTGAGTGTGGATTTACCGCTTATGATTTTATATCTTGTTGCGATGACCCATACGGTACTCCAACTTTAGTCACATTTGGAATTGTTCCTGAAAACTTCGTGGCGGGTAATGTTGTTATTAATCCTGATGACAGTCTACCATATTCTATGGTAAGTGCTTCAACAGGTAACTTCGGTACTAACTGTTTTATAAATTACGACTATATCAATTGTACGGTAGCGTTAAACAATCTAGGTAACCCGTGTGGGTTTGGAGTTAGGGATTACACAAATTGTTGTGATGGTGGAGATATAATCCCTATTTATGATGCGGGATATTCTATATATTTCCAACCTGTGATTGTTTATAATGATTTGTGTTATAGTAGAGGTGGGGGTAGTGTTGAAACAACAGGTGCAACAATTGCTTGGACAGGTTATAGTGATTGTAATGGTTGTACAAGTGTGAATTTAGAATCGTACGTTTTGAGTTCATGTACAGTGAGTGGGTTGACCTTTACCGCCGACAGTACCACAACTTTGTTGGAAAATAACACATATAACATTACAGGATTCCCTGATGTATTTTACAAAGACCAAGAATTTGTATATGGGATAGGTTTTAGCGGTCTGAATGCACAGGTTTCAAGTTTATTACAACTCACTCAGAAAGCCGATACAATAATTTATGGTGGTTCTTTTTCAGCATACAACGGAAATATCGCTTATTTGTACACATCCACAAATGGTGTTGGAACTTTCGATTCTTTATTTGATTCTAATGAGTTCCAAAATTATACAGATGCGGGTGGTGCCAATTCTTATGTTTTCGATACAATTGAACAGTCAACAGGGAATATAATTTTGGGTGGTAGATTTACAGGTTATGGAGTAAATAACGTTAACTATATCGTCAGAACAACCGATGCAGGGGTTTACGATAATACATTCTCTTCAAGTACAGGATTTAACCAAGAGGTTTATGTATTAACTTTAGATACATTAGTACAAGATAGATTTTTTGTTGGAGGTACATTTACCACATATTCAGGATTTTCAAGTCCAGGATTAATAAAGTTGAAATCCAATGGGGAAATAGATACCTCTTTTGTCAATTATGGTAATGGTGCTGAAATGAGAGATATTTTTACAATCAAATTACAATCTGACGATAAAGTTGTTGTCGGTGGAAATATAACTGGTTATAATTCCAACCCTCTTAAAGGTATTATGAGGTTAAATACGGATGGTACTTTGGACACTACATTCTCTGGTACTGTAAACAACGTTGGAGGTTTAGGAGGTGCAATAGACTTAGTGATTCAAAACGACGGTAAGATTGTTGTGGTTGGTGGATTTTCATCGGCAAATACCCAAAATATTGTAAATATCGTACGATTCGATTCTGGCGGGACAATCGACAATACATTCAACGCCCAATCTTGGTCTAGTGGATTTACCTCGACCCAAATTTTTTTGAAAATCCTTCTTTTGAGTGATGGAAAATTTTTAGTTGGTACTAACAAGAATATTGGCAAATTGTACTATGTTAACTCAGATGGTTCTCTTCTTCAAACTATGACAGGTAGTACAAATAGTGAGTTTTACGATATCATCAAAATAGACAATCAAAGTGGAAGATATTTAGTTGGTGGTAATTTTAGTAGTATTACAATTAATAACGTAACATATAATGCAAACAATATAATAGGGATAGAAAGAATCGAAGAAAATTGTTTCACCGTTATCGATACACTCACAGGTTGCGTTAATTCACAATTTACAGCAACGGTAAACGGAGGTCCTTATGTTGATTGCGCGAACTGCTTATCACCTGTTAGTTCTACCCCAACACCAACACCTACTCCGACACCTACTCCGACACCTACCCCAACAAAAACAGTAACCCCTACTGTTACACAAACTAAAACACCGACAAAAACACCAACCCCAACAAAGTCACAAACGCCGACACAAACTCCGACTTTAACGCAGAGCCCTACAAATACTCAAACACCAACTCAAACACCTACAGTTACAAAAACACCTACTGTCACACCGACTCCAACTCAAACGAACTTTGAGGTCACTCTAGAAACAGAAAGTTGTTGTACGTCACAGACATATTATGTAAGGTTGACCGGTTTAACTTCTTTACAATATAATGAATTTATAACCGCACAAGTGTTCCAAATTTACTTAGCACCACCAAATAACATGTGTCTACAGGTGCTTGGATTAAGTAGTAACTCTCCTGACATAACAACATCTTTATCAGCATCATATAAAGTTAGTCGTGATTGTGATGAATGTATTTTTATTAACACACCGAGTGATTGTTGTTGCGGACCGAACATAACTAATATAACTTATTCATTCCAGCAAAATGGTGGTTGGACTTATAGTGTGTTTTTTGATTTAATTGATTGTAATTCTTGTTGTGATGTAAATGTCCAATATTCTACAGTGAGTCCGAATGGTCCTTGGTTAGGTTTTATCGGAAGTGTTAATTTTTCTTGTACATCTCCCCAAACAGTAAACAATGGACCAATTCCGAATTCATTCACAAACTTATTTTTCAGAGTTGTGAAAATTTGTTGTGACCCACTTTCAGAAGGTGCTTGTCCTCCAGCGGGTGATAGAAGTTCAGTTATTTGTCAACAAGTATCAGGGTTTTCTAATACATATACAATCACAAGAATTCAGGGTTGTAATATCTATAGTATGACAAGAGAACCATTGGGATATACAACTCTGACAAACATTTCGAGATACGCTCAACCTCCCACTTCTTTAGCAACTAATATTTGGTATGAAGATATTGAGGTTCAATTATCATCAGGTTCTTTGACCACTTTTGCCAACATTTATAGTCCTACCAACAAAATGTATTTTGCGGATATGAATAATATATATGAATTTACAACTACAGCCACAAATTTCAATCCGATATATAATAGAACTATAAACGTAACTGGTGGTAATATAATAAAAATCGCAAACAACCAACCTGGTACAAACAACATCCTACATTATGTAAAATCTGTTTTAGGGGTTCAGAAAATGTATAGAGTAAATATAGCAACCTCAACACCTGTAGAAACTTTCCTATTTGACTTACCTAGTGGTGGTACATTGAACGGTTCTATACATTTGTACGAAGAACCTTCTAGTTTTGTTTTACCAATCAAAGTTGGCGTTGACACTTATTTAGTGGATATAATTTACAACCAATTCACATTTACTTACTCGGTACAATCTACAACCCAAAAGTTAAACTTACCTGTATCTAATGGAGCGTCAGGACCGTTTTTCCCATTCCCAGGCATTACTTTACCTCAGTTTTATGTTGCAACAGTCAATGGTGCAGTGTTCAACATAACTTTTTCATCCGGTAACTACGTATTCACACTTGTATCAGGAGATATGATACCAGGTCCTCCTGGTACAACATACACAACAATTACAGATTTAACTCACGACCCTAAATGCGCTCCGTGGGGATTACCATAGTAAATCACTTAAATAATCTATTTATTTGTTTTTTTCAAGTATTATTTTTATATCAAAATAGAACAATAATATATGAAAATTTTTATTCAAATTGCGTCTTATAGGGACCCCGAATTAGAAAAAACAATTAAATCAGCAATCGAAAATGCAAAAAAACCAAAAAATTTAGTTTTTGGAATTGCCCGTCAATATCATCCTGATGATAAATTTGACACTTTAGATGAATATAGAAAAGATAAAAGATTTAGAATACTTGATATTTTTTATTTAGAGTCAAATGGCGCTTGTTGGGCAAGAAATCAAATTCAACAACTATATCAAGGTGAAGAATACACCTTACAAATTGACTCACATATGAGGTTTGCACCAAATTGGGATGATGAAATGATTAAAATGATTAAACAATTACAAAAGAAAGGTCATAAAAAACCTCTTCTAACGGGATATGTTTCATCGTTTAATCCTGATAACGACCCACAAGAAAGAATTCAAGAACCTTGGAGGATGGTGTTCGATAGATTTATACCTGAGGGGGCGGTTTTCTTTTTACCTGAAACAATACCAAATTGGCAGGAATTGAAGGAACCTGTTACTGCGAGATTTTACTCAGCACACTACTGCTTCACATTAGGTGAATTTTCTAAAGAAGTTCAACACGACCCCGAATTCTATTTTCACGGAGAAGAAATTTCAATCGCAGCAAGAGCTTACACACACGGATATGATTTGTTTCACCCACATAAAGCATTAATTTGGCACGAATATACAAGAAAAGGTAGAACTAAACAATGGGACGATGATAGAGATTGGGTTTCAAAAAACAACAGAGCACATCTTAAGAATAGAAAATTATTTTCTATGGACGGTGAAACTTATAATCCCGATGAATTTGGAATTTATGGATTTGGTACTGAAAGAACATTAAGGGATTATGAAAAATATTCAGGATTGTTATTCGAAAGAAGGGCAATCCAACAGGAAACAATCGATAAAACATATCCCCCAAACACATATAATTTTGAGAACGAAGAGGATTGGAAAAATAGTTTTGCATCAATTTTCAAACATTGTATTGATATTGGTTATTCTCAAGTTCCGGAAGAAGATTATGAATTTTGGGTAGTTGCATTTCACAACGAACAAGACGAAACAATTTTCAGAAAGGATGCTGATGTAAATGAAATTAACAGAATGAAAAATGACCCTGATGGATATTGTAAGGTTTGGAGAGAATTCCAAACATCTCACAAACCAAAGTATTGGGTTGTATGGCCATATTCCACATCTAAGGGATGGTGTGAAAGAATAACGGGGAATTTATGATATTGATTTCTCATAGAGGAAATATAAATGGTGAAAATAAATTAAGAGAAAACCATCCTGAATACATAGATGAAGCAATCTATTCCGGTTATGATGTTGAGATAGATGTGTGGGTTGTTAATGACAATATATTTTTAGGACACGATAAACCACTTTACGATATAAATCTTGATTGGTTAGAAGATAGAAAATCTAAATTATGGATTCACTGTAAGAATATTAACTCATTAATTTTTTTTAAAACAAATCAATATGAGTTCAATTATTTTTGGCATGAAACAGATACTATAACACTAACATCGCATAACCACATATGGGTTTATCCAGGTAAACAACCCATTAAAAATAGTATATCAGTTTTACCTGAATTGCACGATGATAATACATCGTTATGTATTGGTATATGTAGTGATGTTATAGAAAAATATAACAAAAAAATATGAACATAAAAAACTTAGAATTAACTGAAACACCTCAAGAATTGTTCGATTCGTTTAATAATTTTATTTTAAGTGAGGACACTAAAATCTTTAATAAATTAATCGCAAGAACACTTATATATAATAAAGTTAAAAATATTCCTGGAGATATAGTTGAATGTGGTGTTTTTAAAGGTACTGGTTTATATTCTTTTTTAAAATTGAAGAGGGTCTTTAATCCGAATACTCATAAAAAAGTAATTGGGTTTGATTATTTTGATAATGATGGTTTAGTATCAACCTTAACAAACGATTTAGATAAAACTTATATGAATAGTTTATTTAAAGAACGAAACTTTAATCATGATGAAAATTATAGAGATATTTTATATAATAAGATTTTAAATGATGGTTTTTTACCTAACGAATTTGACTTAATTAAGGGTGACGTATCTGTTACGACTCACATGTTCTCAAATGAGAATCCTGGTTTTAAAATTTCATTATTGTATATGGATTTAGATTTAGAAAAACCAACTTATGACACACTATCGAATTTTTGGGGCAATATGACTAAGGGAGGTATTATCGTGTTTGATGAATATGGTTACCACAAGTGGAGTGAATCTAAAGGGGTTGACCGTTTTATCCAAGAAAAAAACTTAGAGTTAAAATCTATAAATTTTTTATGTCCTACCGCTTATATACAAAAGTAATATGATTAAAACAATAATTTTTGATTTAGACGGCGTTTTATTAGATGCTAAAGAAATACACTATGAAAGTTTAAATAAGGCTTTAAAAGATGTTGGAGAACAATATGTAATTGAATGGAATGAACATTTAAGTTTATATGATGGTTTAAAAACAAATCAAAAATTAAAATTATTACACACTAATAAAGGTTTACCTACATCATCATTTAATGTGGTTTGGGAAACAAAACAAAAATACACTTTAAAAAAAATTCTTAATTTAGAAAAATCGCAAAAATTAATATTTTGTTTATCTGAATTATCAAAATTAAAATATAAAATAGTTTGTTGCAGTAACAGTGTCAGAAAAACTGTATTAACCGTGTTATCTAAACTAGAAATTATTGAATTTTTTGATTTGGTATTATCTAATGAAGATGTTAAAAACAGTAAACCTCATCCTGAAATTTTTTGGAAAGCGATTTCTATGATGGAATGTTTACCCGAAGAAACATTAATTATTGAGGATTCACCTTACGGTTTATTGGCCGCAAATAGAAGTTACTCAAATGTTTTAAGAGTTAAAAACGCTGATGATGTAACTTATGATAAAATCATAAAAAAGTTAAATGAATTAAATAATTCAAAAACTATTAAATCACCAAAATGGTCAGATAAAAAATTAAACATATTGATACCTATGGCCGGAGCCGGAAGTAGATTTGAGAGAGCGGGTTATACATTTCCAAAACCATTGATTGACGTTAATGGTGAGCCAATGATTAAATTAGTTGTCGATAATTTAAATATTGACGGTAATTATATTTTTATCGTTCAAAAAAGACACAGAGAAAAATATAACTTAGATACATTGTTAAATTTAGTAACCCCAACGTGTCAGATTGTTGAGGTTGACGGAATAACTGAAGGTGCTGCGTGTACTACATTATTAGCTACTAAGTTCATTGATAACGATAATCCATTAATAATTGCTAATTCAGACCAATTCATCGAGTGGGACTCCAATGAATTTATGTATAAAATGAATGAAACGGAGTGTGATGCGGGTATAGTTACATTTAAATCGACTCACCCAAAATGGTCATTTGTTAAATTGAATGAATTTGGGTTAGTGACTGAGGTTGCGGAAAAAAAACCGATATCAGATGTTGCTACTGTAGGTATTTATTTTTGGAAAAAAGGTTCAGATTATGTTAAATATGCAGAACAAATGATAGAAAAAAATATAAGAGTAAATAATGAATTTTATGTCTGTCCTGTATTTAATCAAGCAATTGAAGACTCAAAAAAAATTAAAACATTCAATGTTAATAAAATGTTCGGATTAGGAACTCCTGAGGATTTAAACACTTTTCTAAGTTTGGATTGAGATTTTATGAGAGATATTTGTTTTATTATTTTTACTAATGAGAATTATTTTGAATTACTAGAATTAACATTAAAATTTGTTGTTGACAATTGTTTTTTTTTAGGTAAAAAAATCTATGTTGTGTCAAACAAGATACCATATCAGATTGTTAATCCAAATGTCATTTTTTTAGAATCAGGAACGCCGTTTTCTATAGATGGTAGTCATTTTGGGCCAACAATGACTAAATGTTTAAGTGAAATACCTGAAGAATATATTTTTTGGTTATGCGATGATTACTTGGTCAAATCGCCAATTAAAAAAGAAAGGTTCGAAAACTTGGTAAATATTTGTGAGGATTTGAAAGCGGATTTTATTTCATTCAGCACCCAAAAACATTTGGAAGCGTTTATACGTAATTGGAAGAAATCCGAAATAGATTATGAAAAATACAACTACCCTAAGGATTGTTTCTATGAATTCGATGAATCCGCTAGACATATGTATTCAGTTCAGCCATGTATTTGGAAAAAAGATTCTCTGATTAAATTATTAAATTCGAACCCTATGATTTCACTACATCAGTTAGATAATACTGATATTAAAAATACTAAAGGAGAAAAAAGGAAGTTACAAGAGTTTTATAACTACTCATTCTACGAAAAAAAAATTAATTTTTTCGATTTTGGATTCAAAAACTATTGCTATCATTATCCTACTCTAACTTACCATGCCGACGAGAGAGAAATTGGTTCAGATTTTTTATTAATTGATTATATTGAGATTGTGAGACACGGTAAATTTTTGAATGCTGAAGTAAATTCTAAACTTTTATTAAAGGAAATTTTAGAATCTGAAAACATAAAACCAATAATTAATAAACTTAGTAAATTTTTTTAAAAAATGATGCCAGGAAATTGGGGATATTTAGGACCCGACGTAAAAGAATATTTAACTAGAAACTTTGATAAAGATTCATCAATATTAGATGTTGGTTGCGGACATGGTTTTTACTTCAAATTACTTAATAACCATTTCCAAAAATTTGATGCTGTAGAAATATGGAAACCGTATATTCAAGAATATGAATTAGAATCGATGTATGATAATGTTTACAACGTAAATATTATGGATTTTGAATTCAAATACTACGATATTATCATTATGGGTGACATATTAGAACATTTATCTAGAGAGGATGCCGTGTTACTTTTGAATAGGTTAAAGGATAAATGTAAGGAGTTGTTAGTCGTAGTTCCGTATTATTTACCACAGGGAGAAGTTTTTGGTAACAAATATGAAATTCATTTACAGCCTGATTTGGATGATAATCTTATGAAAGAATATTATCCTATGTTAGAATTGATAAATTTAGATGGGAGAGAACTAAAAATTCCGATAGATATGGGGACCCATTATTACTATTATTGTGCCTTCAAAAAAACAAAATAAAACATTATGGAAATAGCAATAACTACCTTAAGTTTAGGTCAAAATTATACAAAGGATTACACATTGAGGATGATAGAGGATGTGTTATCTCTTTCAAAAATCGATATATATGTCACGACAGATTGTTCACAACTGATAAGAGATAAATTCGGTGAAAATAGTCGTATTAAAATAAAAGAATTGAATCGTGATGATTTAAAAGTAAGGTTACCAATTGGTCCAAATAAAGGCGCGGATGATTTCAATTTTAATATGAGATATCTCTGCTTAGACCACGTAAAAGAACTAGAAAATAGTTTGATTATCTTTACAGATTGCGACAACTCCTTTGATTGGTGGGATGAATCTGAAATTAAAAATTTCTATGAAAAAATGGTATCAGATGGTTTTGATTTTTTCGGACCAAGAACGGATTATAAAGTTAGAAACTTGTTGAATACTTTTAACACGAACTGTCTTTCAAAAATAAATCAGTCGGAATACGATTATGCGAATTGTACGGTTTTTTGGCACAAATTATACAACTACGATATGATTGATTTTGATAAAAAAACTATCAAGGATTTTGAGAATCACGGTTGGGCAGGCGCCGGTTTACCTTCTGAATATTTACTTATCTTTATCAATAAAGATGGTAAACTAAAAAAAATGGTAGATAATTGGAAATGGTTCCACGATTATTTAGTTAATAAAGATTTTACATATGGGACTTGGGCCGAGGGTTTCGAGATTGGGGTTTCCGCTTATTTGGCAGGATTCAAAGATTTTGATATATCATATTCCCATCCAATATGGTCCAAAGTGTTCACACCTAATGGATATAAAACAGGTCCTAGAGGGGGTATAATACATGCAACAGAGAAATGAAAAAAAAACTTATAATTTCCTATGAGCAAGGATACCATAATTGGTATGTAAGCGAGTTCTATAAATTTTTTCATAAAAAAATAGAGTTCGATACTGAATTCGAATTAGAGTATATCTCTTTGAGGGATTTAGCAACAAAATTCGGTAAAGAGATATCCAATCACTACACCAGTATTTTCAATTGGTTTAATTTGGTAATATACAACCCATCAAATGAAAAAATGTTTGTTCATAGTTGGTATGATTATGCCCCTGAAATAATAAATTACTCAATACAAAATAATTTCAACATCGTGATGTTGTCTTGTGTTTCTAATTTAACACAAGGTATTATAGAAAAATACAAAGATATTATTTCAGTAGAACCTTCAGTATATTATTTAGAAAATTGGAGTGATGTTGAATATATACAAAATATAAAACCTCAAGAGAGAAAATTGACCAAATCTTATTTTAATGGATTAAATCACGGGTTAAGGCAGAATATTATGAATTTTTTGGCCAAAAATGAATTTTTTGATATAAAATCTAAAACGAACCCTTCGGATTTTAGACAAAAAAAACAATACTATGAAGAATTATCAAATTACAAATTTGGTTTAAGTTTAAATGGTGCCGCTAATATTTGTTATAGGGATTTAGAATTATTTGGGTTAGGGGTTTTGAATTTAAGACAACCTCTAAATTCATTGACCCATAATAGATTAGAAAAAAACATTCATTATATAGAATTTTTGGATGATGATTTGACAAATAAAATTATTTATAATAACGGTGAGAATTTGGAAAAAATTATAAACAGTAAAGTTTGTGAACTCATAGATTTTTATAATACACAAGAGTGTAAGAATATTATCTCGGAATCAAAGAAATGGTTTGTAGAAAATTGTTTACCTGAAAACCAATACAAAATAATATTTTCATTATTAAATAATTTAGATATATTATACTAACATAAAAACATAAACAATGAAAGAACATTTTATCTGCTCAGGTTATAATTGTTTCGAAAACGATTATTTTAATACTAATTTCAGAAATGGAATAATAACTCATGCTAGTTACAAAGGGTTGGCTATTGAACAAAATCCTAACATTCTTTATAGATTTGACAAATTAATTAAAGAAATAAAACCCAAAAGAGTGTTAGAAATAGGAACTTTTCACGGTGGGCTTACATTAATAATTAAGGACTTAATGAATTTTAATTCACTCCCAATCACGGAAATTAGAACTTATGATGTCAGTAGTCCGGACTATGTAATCGACAGGTTAAAAAATGAAGACATTAGATATGTCGGTAAAAATTTATTTTCGCAAGATTATCAATCTTTCAAAGACAACTCATGCGAAAAAGAACTGTCCGATTTTATAGAAGGTGAAGGCGTAACTTTAGTGTTATGTGATGGAGGGAGTAAAAAAAATGAATTCAGATTAATTTCTAAATTGCTTAAGAAAGGGGACGTTATTATGGCTCACGATTACGCTCCCAATAATATTTTTTTTGAAGAAAAAATGAAAAATAGATTTTGGAATTGGATGGAAATCCAAAATTCTGATATTAGTGAATGTTCAGAAACAAATAATCTTTCTGAATATATGTTTGATGAATTCATAAACGTTGGATGGGTTTGCAAAATAAAAGAATAATATGAATAAAACAACATTAGTAACAGGTTTATGGGAAATAGGTCGTGAGCAACTACAAGACGGATGGTCACGAAATTTCCAACACTATTTAAATAAATTAGAAGATTTATTAAAAATAGATTGTAACTTAATAATTTTTGGCGATGAGGAATTGAAAAAATTTGTATCCGAAAGAAGAAGCGATACTAACACACAATTTGTCACAAGAGACTTAACTTGGTTCGTCAATAATGATTTTTATCATAAAATTCAAAAAATAAGAACAAATCCAAAGTGGTACAACCAAATCGGTTGGTTATCTGAGTCAACACAGGCAAAATTGGAGATGTACAATCCACTTGTTATGTCCAAGATGTTCTTATTACACGATGCAAAAATTTTGGACAAGTTTGATTCTGAATATATGTTTTGGATTGATGCCGGTTTATCAAATACGGTTCATCCAGGTTATTTTACACACGACAATATTTTGGAAAAAATTCAAAAACTAACAAATAAATTTATGTTCATTTGTTTTCCTTATGAAACCAATTCTGAAATTCACGGTTTTGAAATAAATGCTATGAACGAATACTCAAAAAATAGAGTTGATAGAGTTGCGAGAGCGGGTTTTTTCGGAGGAAAAAAAGATTCGATAGCAGAGTTAAATTCCATTTATTATCATCTTATGAAAGATACTTTAGATAATGGTTATATGGGAACAGAGGAGTCTATTTTCACTATTATGACTTATCTGAATCCTGAATTGATTGATACCTTCTTTATAGAATCCAACGGACTATTAGGTAAATTTTTCGAAGATGTTAAAAACGACGTATATATGAAACAATCAGACCCAAATTTATTTTTGGAAAATATTTTGAACTTACAACCTGAACCTATTAAGTTTACAGACGAAGAGGTCGCGTTATATGTCATCGGTTTCAATTCACCAAACCAATTCAAAACACTTATACATTCAATGTTAAGTTATGATAAAAACTTTATCGATAAACCAAAAAAGTATTTATTAAATAACTCAACTGATTTATCAACAACAGAACAATATGTGGCATTATGCCAAGCATATGGATTCCAACATGTTAAAAAGGACAATATAGGAATAACGGGTGGAAGACAGTGGATTGCGGAACATTTCGAAGGAAGTAATCACAAATATTATTTCTTTTTCGAAGACGATATGTTTTTCAGCGAAGACAAATACGGTCACTGCAGAAATGGTTTTGCAAGATATGTTCCGAATTTATACGACAAGTTAATCGGATTAATCAAAAAAGAAAATTTTGATTTTATCAAAATGAATTATTCTGAATTTTTCGGAGATAATGGAACTCAGTGGGCTTGGTATAATGTACCACAACATTTTAGAGAACTACAATGGCCAAACAATCCAAGGCTACCACAACAAGGATTAGACCCAAATTCTCCTAAGACAAGATACGAAAGTATAAAATCTTTCGAAGGATTACCATATACGACAGGTGAAGTGTTTTATTGTAATTGGCCACAGATTATGTCCAAAGAAGGAAATAGAAAGTGTTTTATTAACACCAAGTTTGCATCACCTTATGAACAAACATTGATGTCGTTCATATTCCAAGAAACAGTAAAAAACGAAATAAAACCAGCTTTGTTACTTTTAACACCGACGGAACACAATCGTTTTGAACACTATGAGGCGTCTTTAAGAAAAGAGTGTTAATTTTTTTCTGTGAAAGTTTGTAGAATCAAAAACTATTTATATCTTTGTGGTGTTCTAATAATAGACAAAGACATTTGCCTTGTTCTGAAATAGCGAACAAGAAAAACCTTAACCGAAAGAAAGGGCACGAGGTACCCCGATGAGGGGGTGGTTAAGTAGGTCTCCCGGATATACCTTATCGGGCGAAGGTACGGCGAAGATGAGAATCCGTATGAAACATTCTACCCCTAACCGTCTAACGGAGGGGTATTTTGTTTTGTGATATTCGGTCAAAAAAACTGACCCCTTTTATTTGATTTGTTAGGACTATGTCATATTCTGTTCCTTGGGCATTTTTTGGTTCGAAAACCATAAGAAAACTCAACATACCTGTAGTATTTGCCTCCCAAACAATTCTTGGGCTTGGGTCTCTTTGTAACACAAATCTAGCTAATCGGTCAGCATTTCTATCTATGGCATCGATACATTCGAATGGTTTTGGGTCTATAACTCTAGGATTTGATTTGAACTTTGGGTCCTCTGTTCTATGTAATCTGAAATACCAATGTCTTGTTAACCGTATTTTGAATAGTACTTTAGTCTCTACCCCTTTTTTATTTTTAGATATACCTATTATACCACTTTGATTCGGGTTAAAATTTTGTACCGAAGGGCCTTGACCTTGGTTTACAGTGAATAAATATGATTTAATCATATTCTCTTCATCATCAGATATAGGTGTTGGTATATACCCTAATTCACTAATCTCTTTTTGATTAGCCCTTATTTCCTCCAAAAGTAAATCATCCAAAGAACAATATGGTTTTATTTCAAAAAATTCGTTCGAATATTCCTCCAAGATTTGTTTTATTAGTTTTCTCATTTCTTAATATAAATATATCCAATTACAATAGTTGATTGTATTTATTATGTATGGAATTTAACATAAGAAAAAATGCAACTCTGCCTGTGTTAAAAATGCAGGTTGTTGACGACGGCAGGGGTGGATTAGATTCATTTTCGAACTTAATCGAAACATCTTCTTTGTATTTTTCAATGATTGATGTGGATACAGGTTCATATAAAATTTATATGAGTCCGGCTGGTTTTGTAGAAAAAACCTTCGAAGAACCAAATGCGAAAATAGAGTATTATATTTATTTTAAGTTCTTAAAAAAACACTTAAATAGAGTTGGTAGATACCAAGGTGAGTTCGTTTTGAAAACTGAAGATGGTACTTTGGTTATACCTATAAGAGAAAAGTTATTTATTAATGTTTTGGATAGCTATACAAGTGATGAAACATAAAAACAAAAATAAGATTTATTATGGAATGGTTCATTAAAAAAAATTCAACTCTACCAAAACTAAAAGTCAAAGTGATGAAAGATGGGAGGAGTGACTTTCACAAACAATACTCAGAATTGTCTGGTTCTACAATATTTTTTTCTATGATTGATGCCGAAACTTCCATTCCAAGAATATCAACTAAGGACGCTCAAGTAACAAGTGAGATAGATGAAAATGGTCTGACACAATATTATTTAGAGTTCCAATTTACAAAACAAAACACAAAAAAAGAAGGAAGATACATTGGTGAATTTATGATTAAGAATTCAGATGGTGTGATTTTTTTACCACTTACCGATAAATTATACATCAATGTAATTGAAAGTTTTGGTTTAGATGAAAGTAATTTTGTTGATAATTATAATATAGATTATTCTTGTTGCGGTGATAATGTGAGACCTGATAAATTGGCAAAGTTTTTATCAACTCAAAATGAAATGAAGTTAGTCACTAATCAGGGATTTTCGGCAACCACAAAATATATAATAACGTTAAATACATAATAAAATGAGTGATATTATAAGAATAACAGACCTACCATCGGACAGTTCCCCGATTTCAAGTCACGCAATACCTATGGTGAACATTACCGCCGACACAACCGTTCAATCAACAATTGGTGAAATGGCGCCAGCTCTACTATCAGTAGGTGCTCCCGTGTTTACAAATCAAATTTCAGGATATACATCAAGTGGAATTACTATACAAGATAAGATAATTCAAGGTTTGAGTGGACAGTCAAATGGAACTAATTCTGTTTCACAAGGTTATCAAAATATTACAGAAGGACAATACTCACATGCTCAAGGAAGTGGAACTTTGGCATTTGCCGACTATTCTCACACAGAAGGCCAGAACACAAGGTCAGTTGGAGTTACAGACGTAATCAATTCTTCGGTATCATCATCAAATCAGGTGGTAATTGCTGGTGATTACACTAGTACATATATCGATGGTTTTATCACTTGGACAGTATCGGTTATAAGTCAGCCAACTGTGAGATTGACTGTTTCAGGTAACTCAACATTCGATGGAACTAATACAACAATAACTTTTGAACCGGGATATTCAGGAACATCAGTATATAGATTAACAACTCGTAGTGGAGATTACTCACATGCTGAAGGTTTCAACACATCATCTCAGGGTGGTTATTCACACGCAGAAGGATATTCTACTGTGGCAAGTGGATTTGCTTCACACTCAGAGGGTAGACAAACTCAGGCAAACGCATCTTATTCCCACGCAGAAGGTAGGGATACCAAAACAAACGCAACATATTCACATGCAGAGGGTTACGGAACTGTGGCAGATGGTTCATACCAACACGTTTCAGGTAAGTTTAATACAACAGGTGACACAACTTCATTGTTTATAATTGGATGTGGGACCTCAACAAGTGCAAGAGCAGATGCGTTGAAAGTAGTTCAAATAAGTGGGACCACGGCTACAACACAAATGGAGCAAGTAGTTTATTTGAATTTCTCGGGTGACACTGATGCTGGAAACTATGGTGTCCCAATAGGTGGAATTTATCACGATAACGGAATTTTAAGAATTAGGCTAACCTAATTGACAAAAGATAATATTTGGTTTATTTTTACACTGTAAGGTGAATGTCGACCTGTTCGGCAGCTAATGAACCAAATTTTATAATATGTTATCACAAGAAGAAATTAAATCCTTTTTAGAAGGAAATGACCCCGAGCAATATATCGTAGCAGTAGAATTTGACTACGCATCTGACTCAATATTCAAAATCAAAGAAGACCCAATTAAAGGTAAAACAATTCAAAAAGAAAGTTTTACTCCTTTTGCATGGGTTGGTGACCTAAAAGACCAAAACTTCTACAAATCCTCAAAAGCCTTACAAAAAGAAGCGATGTCAAAATATGGCATCGTTATAGAAAAATTGGAAACAAAAGGTAATGAAAGGTTAGAACGAGGATTAAAATATATGGTAAAATCCTTAAAGGGTTACCGCTCATTAATCAGTTTTTTTAGAGATGGTGGATTAGACCCTTGGGGAGAAAAAACAAAAGACCTCATATTAATTTTACCACCAGTAGAACAATTTCTCATATCAAAAGAAAAAAGATTGTTCAAAGGGTTTGAAGAATATAACGATATCACAAGGTTTGTATTCGACTTGGAGACGACCTCTTTGGAACCTAAAGACGGTCGTATCTTTATGATTGGAATCAAAACAAATAAAGGATTCCAACAAGTAATCGAATGTGCAACTCCTGAGCAAGAAAGAGAAGGTCTGATTACCTTTTTCAAATTAATAGACGCTCTAAAACCTTCAATTATCGGTGGATATAACTCATTTAACTTCGACTGGTTTTGGATATTTGAAAGATGTAAAGTACTGAACATCGATGTAAAGAAAACTTGTAAAACCCTAAACCCCAATTACAATATCTCCCAAAAAGAGAACTTACTAAAATTGGCAAACGAAGTTGAGAAGTATAACCAAATTGGAATGTGGGGTTATAATATTATTGATATATTACACTCCGTAAGAAGGGCTCAAGCAATCAACTCGAACATCAAGTCGGCAGGACTTAAATACATAACTCAATATATCGATGCCGAAGCCGAGGACCGAGTATATATTGACCACGATAAGATTGGTCCTATGTATGCCAAAAAAGAAGAGTTTTGGCTAAACATTAAAAATGGTAAATATAAAAGAGCCGATAACCCCGCATTTGAAAACTTGGACACCCGATTTCCTGGTACATACATTAAAGTAAAAGGTGATGAAATTGTTGAGAGATATCTTGACGACGACTTGGAAGAAACCCTTTTGGTGGACGAAGAGTTCAATCAGGGAACATTCTTACTTGCTTCTATGGTACCAACAACATACGAGAGGATATCAACGATGGGGACAGCAACTCTTTGGAAGATGTTGATGCTCGCTTGGTCTTATAAATACAAATTAGCGGTTCCTGAAAAACAATCAAAACAGGACTTCGTTGGTGGATTATCTCGACTATTAAGAGTTGGTTATTCAAAAGATGTTCTCAAACTCGACTTTTCATCACTATACCCATCAATACAACTTGTTCACGATGTATTTCCTGAATGTGATGTATTACAAGGAATGAAAGCGATGTTAAAGTATTTCAGAGATACTCGTATTTTGTATAAGAACTTGGCAGGGGAGTTTGAAAAAACTGATAAGAAAAAGTCATTATCTTACGACCGAAAACAATTACCGATTAAAATTTTTATCAACTCGATGTTCGGTGCCCTTTCAGCGCCACAGGTGTTTCATTGGGGAGATATGTATATGGGTGAACAAATCACTTGTACAGGAAGACAATATCTTCGTATGATGATTAAGTTTTTTATGAAACGAGGTTATATGCCACTTGTAATGGATACGGACGGTGTTAACTTCTCAAAACCTGAGGGGTGTGACGATAGAATTTATATCGGTAAAGGAAACAATTGGAAAGTTAAAAAAGGTAAGGAATATAAAGGTGCTGACGCCGATGTTGCAGAATTTAACGATATGTTTATGAAAGGTGAAATGGCGTTAGATACAGACGGAACTTGGCCTTCGTGTATTAATTTGGCAAGAAAAAACTACGCCTTGATGACCGATAAAGGTAAAATCAAACTTACGGGAAACACCATTAAGTCAAAGAAACTTCCACTATATATTGAGGACTTTTTGGATAAGGGAATTAAAATGTTATTGGAGGGTAAAGGACAAGAGTTTGTCGAGTGGTATTATGAATACATACAACAGATATTTGACCAACAGATTCCACTTATGAAAATCGCTCAAAGGGCTAAGGTAAAACTATCTTTGAGTGACTACGAAAAAAGATGTAATGAAAAAACAAAGGCGGGAAATGCTATGTCAAGAATGGCACATATGGAACTCGCAATCAAAAATAAAATCAAGGTAAATCTTGGTGATGTTATCTATTACGTTAACAACGGTGTGAAGGCTTCTCACGGAGATGTTCAAAAGGTAAACAAACCAAAAAAGGGTTGGACACAAGAGGACTTGGATAATCTGATGGAGAGTTACAGTAAAACTCAATTGGAAGTGTTGGATTCATATGTTAAACTTAATTGTTATATGTTGGACCAACAGGAGTTAGAAAACAACCCCGATTTAAAAGGAGAATATAATGTCCCAAGAGCAATTAGTGTATTTAACAAACGAATCGAACCATTACTTGTTGTGTTTAAACAAGAAGTTAGAGAAGGTCTTTTGATTACTGACCCTGAAAATCGTGGGTTATTCACAAAAGAGCAGTGTGATTTGGTTAATGGTATTCCTTTTGAACCCGAAGACCAAGATTCGTTAGAGGAAGTTTTGACAATTTCTGAACCCGAAGTTAAGTATTGGGAAAAAAGAGGACTCGAACCGAACTACATGTATGAGTTAGCCGAACAGGGGTGGGAAAAATATATTTAAGATAATTTTATTCCATCACTCGAGGTAATATACCAATTACCTTGGGCGAAATAAAACTCAACGCAGGACTCTGAATTTATTGATAATTCGTCATATTTTTCATCAAATAAACCAATGTCAGGAATTATGAGTGTATTAGTCAAAGATTTTACTCTAACGTGGTCTGTTGCTAAATGATTTAATTTTAACTTACAAAAGTTGACCCCTTTGACAATTATTAAACCCTCACCATTTGACGTGTATTCAGGTTCTGATACAATTACAATTTCTGATGATTTTATAATTCTACCGCCAATTACTTTTTCTGATGGTATCGAACGAATTATTGCCATATTAAATTACATATATTTGTCTTGGGAATGCTCTGAACTTCAATTGTTTGTTAAGATTTTCAGCGATTAACGCTTCTCTTTCCATTACTTTTTCAGGTTTTAATCTGGTTAACCTTCCCTCAGTTCCAATTAATTCTTCAATTAATTTCGTTTTTTCGTCTTTAGCTTCAGTTGCCAAAGAAGTATAATCCAAAGTTAATTCAGAATCAGGAGTTTTCAAGTTACCACTGTATTTTCCTCTTACTCTTGATAAGGTTTCTTTTACATAAGCAATAAACCATCTACGAATCCACTGTCTTGATGGGTTATTCAAGTCGACCCAAGACAATTCGTCGAATGGAACATCAGAAGGTAGTTTAATTATATCAGGATTATCCTTCAAACAAGAATCTCTGTCAGCACCTTCTGTGTCATAATACCAATACCATACTTGTCCTTGCATCACTTGTGCATTACCAAAGTCAAATTTACCACCGGGTGTTTGCATCAAATGTATTGCTTTTTTACCATCAGGTAAGGCCGTAACACGATAAGTTAAATCTCCTGCTATAATCCTTCTTTGTATGTTAACTTCTTGCATTCGTAACAACATATCAAAAGCCGGCATCATAAAATATGAACCAACAGTGGTGCCCATTTGTGCAAATCCACCTGGACCACCTAATCCTCCTGAACCAATACCTCCGAAAGACCAAGGGTCAAAAAATATGTTATTTAGTGTTGCTGGAGTAAACCACAAAAGTTCATTGATTTCTCTTCCCGCAGGAATTTCATAAATCTGTTGACCCCTTACAAGTTGTATAAAATCTTTTTTTAATACCCAATCACCGCTATTTTGTAGTCCTACAATTTTAGAGTATGCGTAAGTATATCTCGTTTCCCAATCCAAACTTTTGGTTAGAAAGGCTCTTGATAAACTTTGTGTGTCCAAATTTAAATTATACAATGAGGTCCACTGAGATTCAATCAACCAATCTTGAACATATTGTGAATAATCTCCAATAGAAAATTCCAATAGAGTATCCATTTGTTCATCAGTTATTTCGATAGAACGTAGTGGTGCTCCAAGTAAATGTTTTACTTGTGTGTAAAGTTTACTTCTGTCGGGTTCAGGGATTACAGCCATTTTGATATTTTTATATAAATATCTAACAAATAACTTTTTGAGTGTTTACTGAACTAACCACATAATCTTTTTTCTCTAAAATATCAGAATTTCTATCGTATATGTATATTGGAATGACCCTACCAACTAAATCGGGATTTATTCTGAACCTTATGGAAAGTCTTTTTTCCTTGCAACCACGTTGTCCAACATTAGACCAATACAAATCTATATACTCTGATGGAACAATAGTAAAGTTGTCATAGAAAACACCAGCCATTTCATCTTTTATTTTATTTAGATATTGTTTCGCCTCACTCGTTCCATTAATCCAATTATATACACCATCAATTACTTTATTGTAAATTTCCAAATGAGTTTGTTTTAGATTTTTGTAGTTAGTATTTTTGAATATCGAAAAAAACTCAGACAAGTAACTATCAATTTCAGTGTCCATTTTTTTAATTTCGAAATTAGAATTGGCGTCGAAAACTTTTATTTTTTCATCACCTTCCATATAATACAGTGGAGTGACAGAAACAACGTCAGCCTTTATGGGCTTTGAGTTTACAAGAGAATCAGTTATACAAGATTTCATTTTCTCAAGCAAGTTAATGAATTCTTTTGGTTTTGATGATTTGAATTTTTCAATTTTGTCCAAAAACTTTTTGTCTATGTCGTCGCCACAACTAAATTGTAAAGACAATGATGTTCGTTTCATTTGAAACTGAGTTTCCTTACCAACAACATCTTTTTCATATTTCAAATATTGCTTTTCTCTTGCTTTTTTAAGTAAATCCTCCAAATCGTCAGGCATCGTTGTCACGTCTCTCAATTTGAGTAATCTTCTTTTTGTTTCATCATCTTTGAATTTGGGGTCAACGATAAAATCACTTATTAATTTGAGAGTATTGATTGTTCTTTCGGGATATTCCAAAGAAAGTTCTAAAATTTTGGGTAAAACCCCAACAGTTCTCTTAGGGAAGAATTTGAACAATATTTCAATACTATCCTCGAGTTGGTCCTCAAGTTTTTTGTTTTTTAACGAATTTTTCAAATTAAGTAATCTGCAAGCAGCAGAACTTTCATCATTTTTGAATTTTTTACATAACAAATGCAAATGGCTGGTTTGAAACAGAGACATCAATTCTTCTTGACTCTCAATCAATTTTCTGTATTGCGACTCTGAAATAATAAGTTTCATATTAATTTATTTTCCTCAAGAGTTTCGATTTAGGGAATGAGTAATTTCCATCAACTATTTCAGTATCTGAATTATCAAAAATAAATATCGTGTGTTTAGCATTTATGAAAATCATCCATTTTGTTTTATACTTTTTAACCTGACCTGTATTTGTTATTATATATTTATCATCTAATAATTCTACGCCACCGAAACCTTTTATTTGTGCGGTATGATTGATTCCATCGACTTTTATAATAGCATCTATTCCTGCTTTCATATCGTCCACAACACCTAATCCACCTATACGGCGAACATTTTCTTTTCCGTATACTCTTTTCAGAATATTTATTGCTACATTCTCTCTGATATCCCCCAAATCACTGGTTTTACCTAATGTCGCCATCAAATTTTTGAATGTATTCGACTTTGTGGAAAAAATTCTAAATTTGAACTGTTCCATAATAGAAACCATCCTTTGAACTTCTTGGATTTGAATCAATGGTGGTTGACCTATGAATTGTAATAAAGGTTGACTTTGCGACCTTAATAGTTTATTTATGTCATTCACCAAAATACAAAAACAAGTATAATTCGTATTAAGATAATTAATTACTGACCTTCCGGCTCCCTCTAAATCATATACACCATAACCTTCTCCTTCGTGATATTCTCCTTCTTCATAATATCTGTCAGAAAAAACAACTTTTAGAATCGACCCAATACCTTCTTTGTAAATATTTTTGACTTGTGGGTTTACATTGAATATGAGTCTGTATCCCTCTTTATCGGTCTTTGAGCATGATTCACTAATACCCTCAGATAATATTTGTTTGGTTTGCAATGATTCATCAAGTTTGGTTTTAACTCTCATAGTATACATTTTATTTACAAACTTCCAATTAATTGCCTTGAAAAAGTTTTTGATATAATCATCTCTTTTATTTTTGTATCGTAAATAATATGCGTGTTCCCACAAATCAAGACCTAAAAGTGGATAACCACCATTTCTAACAATATTCATAAGTGGATTATCTTGGTTTTGTGTAGTCATAATTTTTAAACTACCCGTCTTATTCAAAACTAACCAAATCCAGCCTGACCCGAAATTCTTTTTTGCTTTTTCGGTAAATTCTTGTTTGAATCCCAAAAAGTTATGGAAGTCTTTTTTTATTCTTTCATAAATCTGACCACCACATTTTTGTTCCGTTGGAGATAACATTTTCCAAAATAAGGCGTGGTTAAAAGCACCACCAGCGTTATTTCTAATTGTTTTGTTATACTTACCAATTGATTTAATTATTTCCTCTAACTCAACATCACCGTAATCTTTTTTACTTAATGCATCATTTAACTTGTCTACATAAGTTTTGTAATGTCCGTTGTAGTGGTAAGACATCGTCTCAGGGTCAATAAATTGTTTTAAAGCAGAATAGGAATATGGTAGTTTCTCAATCCCTATTTTTTTCATTTCGTTTATAAACAATTTTTCATTTTCCTTTGTGTCTATTTCTTTTATTTGATTGGCTATTTGTTCTACTTTCTCTTGAAGTTTTTTCATTATAAAATTATATGTTCGTTATCATAAATATCCTTTTAATTTGAATTATTCGTGACCATTGATTGAATTGAGTATTAGTTCGGCTACACTACCCTTGTCTAAGTTGTCCCCCATTACAGTTTCAAATATCCCTTTTTTCCTAATTAAGATGTCATATATAGCACCTTCTATGGTATTTTCAAACAAGGGATAATAAACTAAAACACTATTTTTTTGACCGTATCTGTAAGCCCTATCTTCCGCTTGTGAATGGTCCGACGGAACAAAAGATAAGTCATTAAATATTACAACTTCAGCGGATGTGAGTGTGATACCAACACCTGCGGCTTTTATGTTCCCACAAAAAACTTTAACCTTGTCGTTATCTTGAAAATCATCAACGGCCTTTTGTCTTGCTGGTTTGGTAGTAGAACCATCCAAGTAAACAGACATCTTACCGAAGTGTTCGTGAATCCGTTTGAGTGGTTCAGTAAAGTTTGAAAAAATAATAACTTTCTTACCTTGTTCTAAAATGTTTTCTGCAAGTTCGATTGTTTGAGAAACCTTTTCTTCTGCGATTACCTGTCTTACTTTCATCAGTTTTGAGAACTGAACTGTAAGAGATGATGATTCCTCTTTATTATTTCTAAACCAATCAAAATACTCACCCATAAGATTTTCATACTCCCGTGATTTTAATCTCAAATAAACAGGATTTATAATCTTTTCAGGTAAATCTAACACATCAGTTTTTAATCTACGAAGTATTTGTTTTGAGGTTCTCTCACGAAGTTCATCCAAATTAGACGCTCCGTTTACGTTCCACACTTTTCTTTGACCTGCTCTAAACTGATAACCCTCACAAAAACGAATCACATAAGCCATCCAATTTTGAGCGACAGGGGACTCAACCAAAGATAATAAATTATAATAATCAATTGGACGAGATGTAATCGGAGTTCCTGTTAATAACCACACTCTATTAATATTCTTAACAAAATGATTTATAAGTTTTGTTCTTTGTGCCTGTGAATTTTTAATGTAATGGGCTTCGTCTATGATAACCAAATCAAATTTTGAATTAATAATTTGTGAGGTTTCTTTATCTTTAATGTCGTGAAAGTTTTTGATGATATCGTAATTAACGATAACAAAATCGTGGTCAGATGAAAAATTCTTACCCTCACATATATAAATTGATTTGTCGGTGTAGTTCTCAATTTCTCTTGACCAATTTATTTTAAGTGATGCGGGACAAATGATTAATACTTTTTTCGCTCCTGACTCTAAAGCGGCGATAATTGTTGATGTTGTTTTACCCAAACCCATATCATCTGCCAATATAAATCTTTTACTTCCTGCCAATTTCTCAATCGCTTCTTTTTGATGTGAAAGTGGTGGTCTATTACTGTATTTTGAGTAATCAATATCAACTTTTTCTATGGTGTGTGTTTTAATTAAGGCACCTTTTGGAACCCAAAAGTCACTTAAATGTTCTGATTCAAAAAACTTACCCCAAATATGGTAGGATTTCTCCTTTTCTACCAATAGTTTCTCAACATAGATTTTATCAGGAATCTCACGAAACAATTTTTCATCCGCAAACTTTCTTGCAAAATAGGGGTCCAAATCAACCCACTTTTTGGCAACCTTTGGTTTTTCGTTATGGTATGTAATTATATAATCAGATTGTGTTCTTGTTGGAAAGAACTTTTTATTAACCAAATGTTGTTGTTTTAATCTCAATATAAAATTATTGCCTCCTTCATAGGAGGATAAAATATCAATCGCCTTTTGTTCTATTGAGATTAGGTTTTCCAAAAAAATAGTTTTATAACTAAAAATAAGAAATGAGTAAATATTTATCAATATTATGGCTAAGAAAGTCCCAATTACAAGATTAGGTAAATTTTTTGGAGCCGAAGACTACGATTTGGACATCGGTATGGGTTCAGAGTGGTTGGAGGGTGATATGAACTTCACTTTGGTATTATATCGTGTCAACAGAATCAAAACAAAAAAAGATGATGTATACGGAGAAACCCTTAAAGACGGAATTCAGTTTGACCCTCCAATTGAATTCAAAGGTTATGTTCAGGTTGCGGCTCCAACAGCAAAGGCTTATGGTAATTCAAAGATAGAACAAACTGAGCCAGGTAATTTAAAAGTTTCAGTATATACTAAACACTTACAGGAACTTGGTATTGACATCGCCTTTGGTGATTATATAGGTTATTACGAATCCGAGTCCCGTGTTAGATACTATACGGTGACTGATGATGGTCGTGTTGTTTCAGATAATAAACATACTTATGCAGGATACAAACCCTTTTACCGAACAATAACGGCCGCTCCTGTAACGGATAACGAATTTAGAGGATTATAAAATGGGATTTCCAAAAAAAATTAAAAAAAATTTACCATTAACGACTTCAAAAACGTTATATCCAAGACGTGAAGAGTTATTACAAAAAATTAATCAAGATGGGACATTCTTACCTAAATCTATTTTACACGCAGACCTGGATAGGGGTTTCTTGGATTTTGTTAAAGACGAATTGAATTTATCAGTTGATGGTGTTACGGTGCCTGTGGTCGACATAATTATAACCACACAAAATTGGGCCCAATTCACCGAAACTTGGAACTTTGTGGATTTAGACTTCAACGTGAAACCACCCTTTGTTACTACCGTTAGAGTTCCTGAGGTCAAGTTCGGAACTAATCCATCAACCAAATATAACATACCAAACAAACGACAATATTTTTATGCCACGGTCCCTTCTTGGGATGGTAATAGATTGGGTGCTGATGTATATAAAATACCCCAACCAATACCTGTTGACATAACATACCAAGTTAAAATAATCTGTAATAGGATGAGAGAATTAAATCAATTCAACAAATTGGTTTTAGATAAATTCGCTTCTAGACAGGCTTACGCAACGATTAAGGGGCATTATATTCCAATTATTTGGAATAACATTACCGATGAATCTGTGATGGATTTGGATAAGAGAAAGTATTATGTGCAAAGCTACGAATTTTTATTACAGGGATTTCTGATAGATGAGAATGAGTTCACAGTGTCTCCCGCTGTGAATAGATTGATACAGGTTTTGGAAATTGACACAAGTAAATCAAAAAGGTCAACAAAGAATAAACTTAATTCGAATCCTAATATTTACGATTCGACCTATAATTTTCCATCAGGTACCACAGAGGTTACAAAAATTTTCGAATTGAATGTTTCACTATCTTTTGTGGGGGATGTAAATGTTTCCTCATACGACGTGTATATAAACAATAACTATTATGGTCAGTCTTTATCCACCATACTTTTGAATACCGGAGATTCAGTCCGAATGGTTGTAACTAAGACAGATTCAAATTTAGATTCTTCGTTGACATTTACCACTCAAATTAATTAGTAAAAACACTTACCGTGGGATATGGGATAACTGTAATTGGGACTTGGGTGGAGGTGACACAACCATTAAATGCGGTCAAATTTAATTGATAGTTAGTTGTGTTGTTCGGTGTTACTGTTATACTTTGTGTGGTTTCATTACCTGGTAACCACTGATATGATTGATAACCAGGCGGGGCGTTTAACGTAATACTTTCACCAAGACAAATAGTATCAGGTAATAATTGTAATACGGATGGTGAACATTCTGCATCAATATAGGCATACCCATAATGAGCCCCTTGACTACAATCTCCTGTTGTGAATTCGGCAGTTACCGATTGTCCGATATAGTTTGTTAAATCAACATTTACCGAACTCCAAGGCTTATATACAACACCTGAACAAGTAACTGAATTGAAGAATCCAGGTAGATTTCCTGCCGCTGAAACAACGAATTCTGAACAAGGAATTACATTTCCGTTTTGGTCTCTTAATAATGCCCTAAAAAAAGGTTGTTCATTTGAGTTATGGCCAGGGTCTTCAAAAACAACAGCATATCTATATGTAAAACTATTATTAGTTGAGGTAACCATAAATGTTTGAATAAGTTGTTCTGCCTCTGAATTAACATTATTGTTCCCTAACCTTACAGAACGAGGACTACCAAGTGGGTCAACCCTTGGAAATCCACCACATGGGTCATTTCCACCTGTCATTATTGTATGTCTACCATTTACGATACCAATTGAGTTGGAGTTGTAGTTAGGTGTTGGAGACCCATTAGGTGACATTGTTGATAAACCGGTAGTTCCATACCATCCATTGAAAGTTCCTGAGTTAAAATTAATGTTATTACAACCTTGTTGTGGAATAACAGTTGTTAAGTTTATACTTAGGTCAAATTGGTAGCAATTTGAAAAAAAATTAGACCAAGTGAACGCATCTATTAATACATAGTATGTTTGACCTCCTTGGACTTGTCTGACTAATGAACCACCTCCTTGTGTTGGGTCGCATAATACAAAGCCCAAACATGCTCCTGCAGTTCCTGGACAAGATGTTAACAATGATATACTTGGATATGCAAATCCTGTTGATACTATATCGTTTAAAGTTATGTTAATTAATCCATCTTGTGGTGGTGTAAAACTATATAACCAATCTTGACCTCCGTAGTAATTTCCACTTGTTGTTGTTGCACAAGCGTTCAATCCCGTATAATCATTCAGGTCACCACAGGTAGTTTGGTTATTTGTAAAAAAAGGGAGTGTGACTTGATTAGATAAAGCACCAGTACAAGTGTTCGAACCTTGTCCGAACAAGTTCGTGTGATTGGATAATATCAATATTAATATGATGGATTTAAATAATTTCATTTTTCACCATAAATATCTTTTTTTTCTTCACACTTTTCACGAATAATACTTTCCAAGAAACGATAAATTTTTATACCTCGTTTGTCACAATATCTCTTTAATATATCGTGAACCTCTTTGGAAATCTTTAAATTTTTAATTTCTGAGTCCTTAGAATCCATAAGATAATAAAGGCAGAAAATATTCTACCTAATTTATAAATATTTTGTGACAAGTAAAGTTTTTGGTTTTGTTTAGAATATTTATAGGAAAATAAATAAAAATAAAAAATTTCTACTAAATGGCATCTAATTCAAAAGTATTCGTTTCGCCTGGGGTGTATACATCAGAGGTGGATTTGAGTTTTGTATCCCAAAGTGTTGGGGTAACGACATTGGGTATTGTGGGTGAAACTCTTAGAGGTCCTGCATTCGAACCAATATTTATCAGGGATTTTGATGAATTCACAGTTTATTTTGGTGATACTTCACCTGAAAAATTTGTGAACACTCAAATCCCAAAGTATGAAGCCTCATATATTGCAAAGGCTTATTTACAACAATCTAATCAACTTTTTGTTACAAGGGTTCTTGGTTTATCGGGATATGACGCTGGTCCTTCTTGGTCAATTATGACAGTGGCCAACGTCGACCCATTTACTGTGAATCTATACTGTACTAGTTCAGTTACGGTAAATTGTGAATCTACTTGTGTTGATTATTTGGAAGTTCCCTACACGGTTACTTTCACAGGATGTAATAATTCATCTTCATCGGTTGGGTTCCAAACAAGTTTCCCAACACCAATTCAAAGTATTTTAGGTGATACATATGAAAAGTTCAATGGGACTTTTTCTACATTATCATCAGACATAAAGAATCAAGTTTTTGCAATCCTTTCTTCTAATTCAACAAGTGCGACATCAATAAATTATTTCGGTTCTATACCCGAAACTGGTTACTCGGGTCTTACTGCTTATACGTCTGAAACTAATGTGTTTAGTGTTCCTGATGTTAATTTGACCGATACTGATTTGACTTCAAGACTGAACGACGCTTGGTATTACGCATTATTCAACAACAACGGCAATAATGAATATTCGGGAACGTCTTTCTACACAACCGTGACAGCATTAACTCAAACATCTACAGCTTCAAATTGTGCGGATTTCTTCTCTTATAGTATAAGTGGAACCTCAGGTAGTATAAATTACAATAATAATACAATATCGGTAGTTTTACCTTCTGCAACAACAGTGAGTTCTTTGTCAGGTCTCGTATCTAACTTTAGTGCTTGCACAACGGGTGTTACAGTTTCAGGTGTGACTCAACAAAGTGGAGTGACCTCAAACAACTTCAGTGGTGGAAGTATTGTTTATACCTTGGTTTCTGAGGATGGAACCGTAACAAAAACATACACAGTAAATGTTTCTATTCTAAATCCTTGTAATCCAGTCACAACCGGTAATACAGGTTCAGGAAACGTAGGAACAATAACAACTTGTTACTCGGGAACTATAGCAGGTGTTTTGTATTACTATACTGGTACATCATACACAGAATATGATAATATGGTAGTCGCAACTCTTAGGTCAAGAGGTCTTGCAACATATGGTGATGATGATGGTGCTGTTTATGAAGTATCGGGAACATCAGATGTTAAAATGGTCTGCACAGGAGCATATTCAGGTGTAACAAAGAATCCGAGAGCAACTTTTGTTATCTCGGGTGTTACAAACGATAGTAAAAATTTCTCATTCGAAACTTCTTTATCTACATCAAATACAAATTATATAACAAAGGTATTCGGTCTTTCTAACTTTGACAAACCAAGAACAACAGTTCCTTTATTTGTTGAGGAAAGATATCAAACATTACTTAACTATGGATATAATAAAGGTTATATCAGAGGGTTGAATTGTAATGTCTTGGCTTTGGATAGTGCGAGAAGTGGTCAATTGGATTCGATTGGTTATTATTTAGAACAATACCAAACTCCTGAAACTCCTTGGTTAGTTTCTGAACTTGAGGGCGACACTGTATCAAGATTATTCAAAATAATCACGATTTCCGACGGTAATTCAGCGAACAGACAATTGAAGATATCAGTGGCTAACCTGTCATTCGTAAATATGACTTTCGACTTGATTGTAAGAGATTTTTACGATACAGATAGTAATCCTGTTGTTTTGGAAAAATTCACAAATTGTAGTATGGACCCTTCTCTTAATAGTTATGTGGCTAAAAAGGTAGGGACCAAAGATGGTGAATACGCACTACTATCCAAATACATAATGTTAGAGGTTAATGTTGATGCATCTGTCGATACTCTACCTTGTGGATTCGAAGGATACCAAACAAGACAATATAGTTCAAACACTTCACCTTTCCCTGTTTTCAAAACCAAATATGATTTCCCTGGCGAAATTGTTTATAATCCACCATTCGGTACATCATCAGGTGCTGAAGATACGATAAGAAGTTCAGGTGATAATGTTAGAAGAACTTATTTAGGATTCTCAACATCAATAGGTTTCGATGAAGATTTCTTCGATTATAAAGGAAAACAACCTGTTATTGACTTGTGTAGTCCTGGTGAACCATCTAATTGGGTAACTAAAACAAGAGGTTTCCATATGGACAAAAATGCTAGCGGTATAACAATCGCTGATAATTTCTCAACATCGGGAACACCGGCATTTTATGTGGGTGATGCAACTTTCCAATCTGAACCCGAAGATTCAACAAGTCCTTATTACAAATTGTTCTCACGTAAATTTACTGTGATTCCTGCTGGAGGTTTCGATGGATGGGATATATACAGAGAATATAGAACAAATAGTGATAGATTTGTATTAGGAGCGGCAGGTTATAGAAAAGGAGCTTGTGCAAGTGACAGATACCCTACCGCAACAGGATGGGGAGCTTTCCGTCAGATTACTATAGGTCAAAATTCTGTTGATTGGGCTAACACTGACTACTACGCATACCTATTAGGTATTCAAACATTCTCTAACCCTGAAGCGGTAAATATAAACGTATTTGTTACACCAGGTATTGATTATGTAAATAATTCTAACTTGGTAGAAAATGCAATCGAGATGGTCGAGTTCAACAGAGCGGACTCTGTTTATATAACAACGACACCTGACTACAATATGTTTGTTCCAACATCAGGTTTTGAGGCTGACCAAATTTTACCTGAAGAAGCGGTAGATAACTTGTATAATTCGGGAATTGATTCAAATTATACAGCAACTTACTATCCTTGGGTTCTTACAAGAGATACGGTAAACAATACACAAATCTATATTCCACCAACTGCGGAGGTAACAAGAAACTTGGCCCTTACGGACAACATCGCATTCCCTTGGTTCGCAGCTGCGGGTTATACAAGAGGTATTGTAAACGCTATTAAAGCAAGAAAGAAACTTACTCAAGAAGATAGAGATATCTTATATAAAGGAAGAGTCAATCCTATCGCAACATTCTCTGATGTAGGAACAGTAATTTGGGGTAATAAAACTTTACAAATCGCTGAATCCGCTCTTGATAGACTGAACGTTAGAAGGTTGTTACTCCAAGCTCGTAAACTTATTTCTGCAGTTTCTGTTAGATTGTTGTTCGAACAAAATGATGATGTTGTAAGACAGCAGTTCTTGGATTCTGTGAACCCAATTTTGGACTCAATCAGAAGAGATAGAGGTTTGTATGACTTCAGAGTCACAGTTTCTTCTTCACCTGAAGATTTAGATAAAAACCAATTGGTTGGTTCTATCTATATCAAACCAACAAGGTCACTTGAGTTCATAGACATAACTTTCTACATAACTCCAACAGGAGCATCATTCGAAAACATATAAACTATGAAAGAGAACGAAAAAAAGAAAGAAACGAAAAAAAAACCTAAATCAATTATGATTAGTGAAAAACAATTAGAAAGATTAATGGTTAAACTTTCAAAATAAAAAGTTAGGTAGGAGGTGTTAATTCACCTTCTACCTTTTCTTATTTATGGATATTTATTTTTATGACGAATAGAAAACAATTACGTGGTATAATAAGGAGTGTTCTTAAAGAAACAAAGTTGAGAACCTATATGAAGGATTGGGACGACAATATCTTACACATGCCGACCAAAATAAAAATGGACAAAAAAGAAGATGGTGTTTGGATACCTGTCGAGGTCTCAACTAGAGATTTTGCAGAATTAAGAAATGACCCTGATTATAGACCAAGAAACAATAGCGCTGCAGACGCATTCAGAGATTTCAAAGAATCGGAACCATTTTTACGTGACGTTAAAATCGCAATTAAAAGAAAATCCTACGCACCAAGTTATGACGATTTCAAAGAAACGCTTATCTATGGAGACCCATTTGCTATAAACACGGCTAGAGGACACAAACCAGATATCTTAAAGAAAGGGGTAAGAATAGTTATTGACTCATTTTCAGAAAACGAAAAAAATAAAATGGTTCAAAACATAAAAGATAACTTTAAAAAAGAAAAAAGGTTTTCTCAATCATTTGCGGACAAATTAGATTCACTTTCGCAAAGTCAATTAATTGACCTTTATTTAGACGAAAAGGGGGAGTATTATTCGGTTTCTTCAGAAGAATTCGGAAGACGAATGGGATTAGACGTTTCAGGTGCATCGGCAAATCCTGAACATGCAAAAAAGGTTGCGATTGCAGACTTCGTAAGAAAAATATGGAGTGAAATGGATTACTGGATTAATAGTGGATATAGTTCTATATCATTTGGTTTTTCAGATGATGACAAGAAGAATGTAAAAGCCGCAGTAGAATTCTTAAAAGAAGAATTATCTAAACAATATCCAGAAATACATTTTGTTGTTTATGATACATCAGAAGGTGGAAAGAACAAAATAGTAATAAGTAAAACTAAACCGGAACTAGAGAAACCTACTCGAAAAAAAAATAAAAGTAAATAAAAAAATCTTCAAAGATATATTTATAAGATATAAATAAAAATAAACGAAATTAAAAACACAAAATAAAATGGCTGATTTGTTAATGAAAATGCCCTTACCTTACGAACCTAAAAGGAACAATAGATTCATTTTTAGATTCGCCGATGATTTGGGTATCAATGAGTGGTTTGTAGAAACTGCTGCTCGTCCGAAAATTAAAATAAATTCCGTTCCAATTCCATTCCTTAATACAGAAACTTATGTTGCGGGTAGATTCAATTGGGAAACAATAAATGTTAAACTGAGAGACCCAATTGGACCTTCTGCCGCTCAAGCTGTTATGGAATGGGTGAGATTGTGTGCTGAATCAGTAACAGGTCGTATGGGTTATGCCGCAGGATATAAGAAAGATTGTTGGTTAGAAATGTTGGACCCAACCGGGGTGGTTGTGGAAAAATGGAACCTTCAAGGAACTTTCATCACCAATGCTGACTTCGGAACTCTAGGTTACACAGATGACAAACTGGCTGAAATTTCGTTGACGTTACAATACGATAGAGCTATTTTACTATACTAATCTTTACAATTTTTTCAAAAAAAGTATTTTTATAACCATAGGGGCACAAAATCCCTATGGTTTTTTTTATGGACCAAGCATCGGCATACGGACAGATGAACTTTAATCTGCCACACGACGTGGTAGAGTTACCAACAAAAGGATTATTTTATAAGTCAAAGAAGAAGACAGTGAAGGTGGGCTATCTTACCGCAACTGACGAAAACATCATTGCTAATTATTTATCAGGGGCTAAAAATAAAGATGGATTAGCATTATCATTAATAAGAAGTAAATTATATGAACCTGATTTAAGACCTGAAGAATTACTAACAGGGGACGTTCAAGCTATCTTACTTTTTTTAAGGAATACATCTTTTGGTCCTGAATATACTTTTAATGTAACAGACCCTTCAGACGGAAGAAAATTTGAAGGGACAATTCTCTTAGATGAAATAAATCTGAAAAGAACTGAATTCCAACCAAACGAAAATGGTGAATTCGTTACAACCCTTCCGAGGACAGGTGTTGAAGTAAAATTGAAACCATTGACACTTTACGAATACCAAGATATTAGTGATAAGGCTGATAACTACCCAACAGGTAGGGTTGCACCAAAGGTCACTTGGACTTTACAAAAAATGATTACGTCTATTGATGGGGATACAGATAAAGGTAAAATTGTCCAATTTATAGAACAGATGCCAATTATGGATTCTAAACACATTCGTAAATTTATGGATGAAAACGAACCTTCATTGGACTTAAGAAAAGATGTAATAGCCCCGTCAGGAGAAAAGGTAACGATTAATGTTGCTTTCGGGGTGGAGTTTTTTCGGCCTTTCATATGAGCATTCTAAAAACATTTTAGACGAGTTTTATTATTTGTCAAAATACAATCACTTATCATATAGTGATTTTTTGACTATGCCAACATATGTTAGAAAATACTTGATAACACAACTACTTGAAGACAAAGTCAGAAAGTGATATCCTGTATATTTATAACTATAATATATTAATATGTTTCATTCAGAACCCACACCGGATGCTAGTGGTAAAGGCACAACCGGTACTTTTCAAAGCGCAATGGCCCAAGAACTTAGATTTGCCACTCAGGTTTTGGGGTTAACGGGTTTTAGCATAAAAGGGATAATTGGGCAAGTTACCGACTTAAATAAGCTTTTAAATAAGATACCTAATATGGGTAACCTCCCAGATGGAGTCACAGCAGCATTTGATGGGTTCAAGAAATTGACTGCGATTGTTCCAAACGCCATAGAAGAATTTATGGAATTTGAGGAATCGGCATTCAGAACATTTGACCAATTTGGTGTTGGTTCAGAAAATGTGGAAATGTTAAAAGAAAGGCTTTACGAAGCCGGCCAAGAGATGATTACTTTTTCAAAAGGGTCATTAGACCCGAAAGAAGCCTTTGAAAATGCGGCTAAAATACAGGAATCTTACAGTAAAAGCTTGGCAAGAAACGTATTCATTTCAAAGCAAAACATAGTTGAGGTGGCTAAAGCTTCTGAACTAACTAATGTGTCGACAGACAAACTCGTTAAAAATTTCTTGGGGGCTGGTAGGTCAGTAAACAATATTGGAGAACAAATGGCTAAAGTTGCAAAAACCGTAGTAGGTATGGGGGTAAATGTAGCCGGAGTGTCCGATAGCGTAGTTGATAATATTGGAAAGTTAGATTTATACAATTTCAAGGGGGGTATCGAAGGATTAGCTAGAATGACGGCCGAGTCCGCAAAGTTGGGTATTAATATGGAAAGTGTATTCAAAAAAATGGACGAACTTATGGACCCTGACAAGGCTATTGAATTCTCTAACTCACTTTCACAACTTGGTTTTGCGGCATCAGAACTATCCGACCCGATAAGAGTTATGTTTTTAGCAGAGAACGACCCTGAAGCATTTGCTCAGGAGATAGGTAAGTTGACCGAATCCATGTTTCAATTTAATAAGGAAACAGGTGAAGTTGATTTCTTAAAAGGAAATAGAAGGATGTTAAAAGAACTATCGGATTTAACGGGGCAATCAGAAGCGGAATTGATGAAAGTTGGTAAAAGGATGAAAGAAACTGCAATGATTAGTGAGGAATTAAAATTTAAACCATACAGTGAAGAAGACAAAAAACTTATAGAGGGGTTAGCCCAATTCAAGGAGGGTGAGGGTTTTGTAGTTGAATTCACCGACAAAGATGGAAAAAAAATGACAAAAAACATAATGGAGTTATCTGATGAGGATTTGAAAAGGTTAGGAGAAACGATGACAATCAAGGACCAAGATGAGGCAATAAAAAAACAAATGTCTTCTAACGAACTAACAAATAGCTTATTATATTCAGTCGATGCTTCCTTATTACAATTAGTCGTTTTAACTGAGGCTGGAAACAAGCTATCCAAGGACTATAGGGCTTCTGGTGTCAGTGGTAACATTGACAAATTCAGAGAAACAGCAAGAAAAAATGAAGACTTAATAAAATTGAGACAAGAAAAAGACTTCGATGGTATTGTCGACCAGATAGGTAAAATTGGAAAATCTACGGTTGGCGGTGTTGATGGGTTTATAGAGGGATTAAAGAAACAGAGTGACTTCGTATTTCGTTCGGATGGTTCAGTCGTGAGTTTTGATGAAGGTGATTTAGTAATGGGTATAAAAGAAAGTTATTTGAAGGGAGGAACACCATCTTCAGATATGTCACCATTAAATGAAATGGAAGATAGGTTCGCCGCACTCAAAGACCAAGTAAAACCAGAAGTAAGAGTTCCAATATCAGGAGAAATAACCCTGAATCTTAATGTTACATCAGACAAAGAAATGGACAAAGAAAAATTAAAAGAAATTTTATTTGAAACAACCACAGTCCAAAATTTGAAATCGAAAATAAATGAAGCGGTTTCTAATTTTAATCTTACCGCATAAAAAAATCTTAATAAAACTATTTATTAAGAAAAAATTTGGATGGCTGAAAGCACATTATCTTTATCTAATTCTTCACAGTTCAGAAATAATTTACTTAGCAGGAATTTACAACCCTACTCGGTTCCTGGTGTATTTACCTCCCCTTACCAAAATACCCCATACGAGATAGTTCAAACTGTGGATTCAGTAATTGATACACCACAAATATCTTCACTATCTAATAACTTTTACCCCCTCAATCAATATGGACCTGAAGGAGGATTTAATGATGTTATAACATTCAATGGCCCCCCATTACCTACAACACCAAATCAAGGAGAATATGATTTTACGGACACCGAGTTACCTGAGTTAGGTAAGTTTTATCTGAAAACAATTTATAATAAGTCAAACAAATGGACCCCAATTGGTGGATATAGTTTCATTTATAATATACAGGAGAGCCAATTAAATAACAAAGTTTATCAACCCTATTTACCTTTATATTACACAACATCAAATTATAATGCTTATGACATCGTTACCCAACAAAATCCACAGGGTAGTAACGGTCCTTTAAGTTCTGACTCATACTTAGCACAATTAGGAGCAAGCTCCTTGAAATTCCACATTTCAATTAACGCTGGTATTGCCACCTCAACAGGTATCAAAAATAAAACTGGATTATCTTATTTAACTGACCCATTTTCTCAATCAACCGATTTCAATAGTGGTAACATATCTACTGCAAATGATTTTAGGATAACAATTCCCGCCGCTGAAGATACCTATCTAAACGCATTAGCAGGAACATATTTCCCCTCATCACCAATATTAGGTGATTACTTTTCTTCACCTGTAAGAAATATTGGAACAACAGGTCAGTTAATAAATGTTATTGCGGGAGCCAGTACTTTATTGGGAGGATTGTTGTCAGGGGTCTCCAACAGATTTATAACCCCTTCACAATTGTTTTTGGAACAAACAGGTAGTGGGCAAAAAAGTATTCTGTTCTCGAACATCAACTACAATATTTATAGACCCGCTTATGGTAATAGTATAGCAGGAGGATTGTTCAATAATGTTGGTGCAACAGCATTAAACTCACTGGCAGGTGTTGTTGGAACACAAGCTCCTGGAACCTATTACGTAGGTTCATCAGTAATAGAACCATCATATATTGCAAGTCCATTAACTGATGTTCCAATTAATGCTTTTGGAGAATCGGTTGAAGCTCCTGTATATGGACCTACCGATTTGTCAGAATTATATGAAGGTAATCAAAGCAGATTGAATTTTGGTTTAGCTTCAAAACCTGGGACCAATGATAATATAGATGGGAATTTTGTGTGGACATCACCAAAGTATTCACCAAATGCCGGTAAGTTTGCCAAACCTGGTGGAGCTGCAGGAAAATCAGACCCATCCTTCAATACAAATGGTGTAGGAACCCAATACAAAAAAAATGAATCAAAAAGTGTTACTTTCAAAGTAGGTTCAATCTTAGATGATACACAAAGATTGATTGATTCTGCAGACAGAGTAAGAGGTGAGAGAAGATTAAAACACGTTGGAAATGCAATAAATCAAGTAAGTAAGGTTTTTCACGACGGATATAAAGAAATAACAAAAGGTTCAAAGGTTATCGCATATACTAACACGAACGGAAATTTAGTTGGTGAAGAATATGCAAGAGTATTCACAAAGGATAGTCCATACTATACTCATGCGAGGCTACAAAAATCAGAAGGTATTACAAACGCTAATAGAGCATTTACATACTCTGTATTGGATAGTCCATTTAATCTAAATATAACACCTACTAAAGCCTCAGAAAAAACTGCCTCAACTAACATAATTGATGGTAAGGTAAAAAAATATATGTTCTCAATCGAAAATTTGGCTTGGAGAACTACAAGTTTACAATTTGAATTACCCGCATGTGAAAAAGGTCCGAATGGGGGTCGAATTATGTGGTTTCCACCATATGATTTAACTTACAGTGAAACCAGTAGTGTTGATTTTCCCGGAACAACCTTCTTAGGTAGACCCGAACCAATTTACACATACAAAAACACATCAAGAACAGGACAAATAACATTCAAAATAATTGTTGATTACCCATCTGTTTTGGATGTAATAGCCCAAAAAGTTTTGGAAAATGAAAAAGATTCGAATCGGATTGATAGTATCATAAATTCATTTTTCGCTGGATGCACTAAATTCGACCTATATGAACTAGCCCTAAAATATCCAACAATTCCTGTCAATCAGTTGGCCTTTTATCAACAAAAACTGAATGACCCTAGACTCACCAAAGAAGAATTAGAAAAAATTAAAAATGCGCAACAAGGGGCTAATACCTCAAATGCTACCGCAACACAAAAACAAACTGGCGACAACTCAGTCGTTGATTTATCAAGTTATGAAACCAAAGGTATTTTTTTCAAAATAGCAACTATAGGGTCAATCGAAGAGATGATGAGTATATATTTGGTTGAGGACAATATACTAAATTATGCTGGTAATTCTACAGACCCTGCACAAGTTCAAAACTTTTTTTTCAGTAGGATTTCACCAGACTATAATAGTTTCCAAGATTTAGTAGTGAAACTTAACGATGCATTGAAAGATGGACAAACAGACATACTAATCGAAATGGAATCTAACTCATCACCGAATGAAGGTGCTGACACATCATTAACACAATTAAGATTTGACAGGGTTGTTGAATTTTTCAAAACATTCCAAATGAATAATGGTGGAGACCAACCCATAACTCTAAGTAACTACATAAATGATAAAAAATTGAGTTTCAAAAATTTAGGTAGTTCTTCATCAATAGTTAATGTTGAAGGTGTTAATTGTAACCAACAGATAAGTCCTGCAGCTTCAGACGCTGAAAAATTTAGTAACTTAACTCCTACGGCCTGTCGTAGTGTTATAATTAAAAAAATCACAGTAAAACCGAAACCAAATAACACCCAAAATAATAATCTTCCAACTAACCAAGCGGCCCCAACTGCAGACAATCCAAATGGTAACACTTTAACTAAACCTACTTCAACCACTTCATTAGAAAACATCAGACCAGGAATTGCAAAAAAAATTGTAAGAGCACTACTGAACGAAGGGGATTATTTCGAGGCGGTTAAGAAAGATAATCCTATGATATATGATAACTTGAAGGAAAAACTGAAATATTTTAATCCTAGTTTTCATAGTATGACACCTGAAGGTTTAAATAGTAGAGTCACCTTCTTAAATCAGTGTATAAGACCTGGTCAAACAATACCAACAATAGTTAATGGTGTTCCAACACAAAATGTTGCGACTAACACCGCTTTTGGGGCACCGCCCGTTTTAATACTAAGAATCGGAGATTTTTATAACACAAAAATAATCCCAACTTCGTTATCTATACAACCTGACCAAAATACTTCATATGATATGAATCCTGAAGGCATTGGTGTTCAGCCTATGATTTTAAAAGTTAGTTTGAATTTCAATTATATAGGTGGAAGTGGACTTGCTGCACCGGTAGACGAACTACAAAACGCTTTATCATTTAATTATTACGCTAATACTGAAATATATGACGAAAGGGCAACCCCTACTGAGGATACTTCTGAGTTAGATAAAAAGTTTGTTAAAAAATTATTGAGTGATTCCCAACCTAAAATAGAAAAACCACTTACACAACAACCTAACCCTGGCGGCACGACAATAGGGGTTCAATCAGATATCGAAGTGACTAGTAGCGGTGAGACTGGCACACTTTCCTATGGAAAATTTATTAATTCATTTGTTGACGAGACAGATAATTATTTCTCAAACATTCTTAATCAACTTAAAAGTATTTATGAAAATTATAATTTAGGAATTGTTCAACTAACTTCTTTGGAAAGAGAATACACACAAGGACTATTCAATGAATTTAATACTGGTGAGTCCGCAAAAATTTATGGTAAACCAAGTCAAGTTCAAGAAAGATTAGAGGAATTATATAAGAAAGTAATCGAAGACATAGACACAGGACAGAATGATATTGTGGCGGCATTCATCGCTAATCAATTTGCTTTAGATAGCCCCCAAACTAGAATTTTGATTTCTAATCTCAAATCATATATAGAAAAATATATAACTAACTTCTCTACTGAACTATTCAACATAATTCAAAATATTTCGCAACAACAACAAAATTGGGTCCAATATGTTAGAAAATTAAATTACGTTCTGACAAATTCAGATGGTAAGATAAATGCAAGAAACGAACAAATTGTCTATAATTTGAGTGCTACAAGTAAAAATAGCACAACAAATACATACGATGAATTGAAAAATGATAGCGGACAAATAGTCATAGACCTCAACAATTTCAATAACGAAATCAATATATATTTGGGACTCGACAAATACAATACATCAAATTTTGTATATGTTTTTTCTGACATGAGTTTAACACCAACCGAGTGTAGATTTTATCAATTGATGGCTCAAGTATTCACAGATAGAGGTGATTATAATGAATTTGAAAATACGGTATTAACCGAAGATATAAACAAAGGTGAAACAAAAAAAGTATTTGATAGGGCGACAGACATATTGAAAACCAACTTCAGAAAACAATATAAGAACGACAAAGATGCTTTTGAGCAGTTTACTCGAGACATTTATAACAAAAAATATAAAAAATACAAACCATTCACAAGTAACAAGGATAGAAATTTCGATTACTCTTCTTTACCGGCAGGAACTGATGAACAAAAATCTAGATTGGCCGATATATATAAATCAGTCAATGTTAATGAAGATAAACAAACCTTTGACGGAAAAGCAACATTCAATTAATTATGGCGGGGTTAAATTACTACAACAGATATAATGGTTTTGTAATAAACGGAAGTCAGACAGTAGTCCCTTATGTGGATATTCCAAGTAAACCAACCGATAAAAATTATATTTATAAAGTTGGAAGAAGTAGAATGGATAAAATATCCCAACAATATTACGACAGTCCTTTTTTTGGTTGGCTTATTTTGGCGGCTAATCCCGAGTTTGGAGGATTGGAAAATAATATACCAGATAGTTCTATATTGACAATTCCCTTTCCCTTATTAAGTTCATTACAGGACTATAAGGCAGCCTTAAATAATCATTTCTTCTATTATGGTAAATAATGAAAATATTTTTGTTGATTTTGATTACCAAAATATTATAGTTGTTGACCCAAACAAAGTAGTTGATGAAAATGGTAATGTAAAAGAAAGATACATCAAACAAGAAAACTTGGTGATGTATGCAAATTTAGAATGCACAGTTCCCCCAAGGACAAAATTGTCTGTCGGTAATTCAGCCCAAGATGCGGTTCAAACTCTCAGTATTGCAAGTATTAATTTTTTGAAACCTCAAAAGGGTGACAAATTAACAAATGCTTATACAGATGAAATAACAGGTAAGGGTTCATTAGAACGAGACGAAAATGGTAATTTTTTGGGTATTAACCAAAATGTTGAGACATCTATAAGGAGAGCCGACAAACCAAATGAGTTTTATAATTTAAAACAACAATCAACAGAAGGTGCCTTGGGTTCGGTAGATACTGGTTTGTTGGGTATGACATCCATAAATATACAATATAATTTGGATTTTTTACCCGTAATTAATGTAACATTAGAAGACGTAAAAGGAAGAGCATTATTTGAATCAGGAAACAACTCACCCTACAGAGCATTTTTTAGTTATCCGTATCCAATTTTTTATTTGACGTTAAAAGGGTATTATGGAAAGGCGGTGAAATACCCATTGATGCTACAAGACTTCAAAGCTAAAGTAGATTCTGAAAGTGGAAATTTCACGATAGATTTAAAATTTTTTACTTACAGATATAGTATGTTATCGGAAATCAGTATGCAATCTATGCAAACTGTTCCACATATGTATAGAACCACCATTAACGTGGACACAAACAAAAACCCAATTATAAAAACCAATGAAGTCACGAAAGTAGAACTAACTAAAGGTTATCAAAAGGTTTTGGAGGTTTATAATGACTATAAGTCCAAAGGATTGATTCCTGAAAATTTCCCACCACTAACTATAGTTCAATTACAAAGAAAACTTGATAACTTCATACAAAATGTTCTGAACAATTTCCCAAAACAAGATTTGACCGCTTACACAAGTGCTCAAACATATAGAGACTTATTAAATAGTATAATTAAAGAAATCACAGAAACCACAAATCCGGATTCTTGGTTTGTCAAATATATTGACCAAAAAAATTATTTTATACTGAACAATGGATTGAAAGTCTATGAATTATTAGGAAAAAATATCATTTCTGGCGGAGTGACTCCACGTAACATAAATGAAACAATTGTAAATTCAGAATTGGAATCTATTTGTGTTAAATATTCTAAATCTACAGGAAAAGAAAATATGAATAATGTTCCTGATTTTGGGGCAAACTCTAAGGATGATAAATACAGAACATCAGAATTCAAATTGAAATTGAGTGATTTCCAAATAGAAGTTAGTGAAGGAGATTTGAATTACGAAAAAACTTATATACAACAAACAGGTCTACAGCCTATTGATTCTGGTGGGACAGAGACTAGTGGATTTACATTTTATAAAGCACAAACACAATTATATTTCCAACAAGTTTCTAATAATCAAATATATAATATCAGAGAAAACCAATTTACACCAGCACCAAAAATACTCTACTATTTTGATGGTAAAATAGGTATTTTGAAAAAATCATTCATCAGAAAAGTGGAGGAACAATCCAAAGAACTTGAATTACAATTTGAGAAGTATAAAGCAGACCAATTAATAAAACTTTTAGAGACTAGTGATAGAGGAATTGGATTTGCTCCAACATTAAGAAATGTTTTAGCCGTTTTTTATGCAAATGGGGAGGCTTATTTAAGACTTATCGATGATGTGCATAGAAACTCTTGGGACCAAAGAAGTAATCCAATTAGGTTTAATGCGATAAATAGCGCGATACAAGGAGGGGACCAAACATTAGATTCCACAACAGGTGAAGAAAAATTTGTATATCCTTGGCCCGAAATATGTGTTTTAACTACTGATGAAAAAGAAAGTAGATATGATGTTAGATATCCTGGTGACAAGGATTTAGCAGAACAATTTCAAGCTTACGACTTTTCAGTTTGGCCGGAAGTAGAATTTGTTGAAGAATATATATCAGGAACGGTATTAAGAAACTCGGTTCCATCCACACCATCTATATTCGAAAACAATTTAACACAAAGTCAATATACTTCAGTAAATGCATTGGAATTTCCAATAGATAATCAAGTTTATTTTAATAAGGAACAAGTAAAATATCTTTATGAAATTTGGGAAAGATTGTATGTGATATCTAATTATACAAATCTCAACAGGGGAGGTTCCAATTTCAAACAAGTATATGACACAATTGCCACCATTGAATCAAATAATATTCTGAAAAGTTTGGGAGATACTAACCCATTTTTAATTAAAGCACTAAAAGAGTACGGACTGAATTCACGAAACTTTGAGGCTGTGTTAAGACACATATCAAATGAAGGACAAGGAGAAAGTTGGCAAACACATATAAGAGGTTATTACAATACACCATATATACGAAATATTACTACGAATACGTTTACACTGAAACCTTTTAATTCTGGAGATACTAACAGAATATTAACTGACTTTCCGAATATAGAATCGTTCTCAGGATATGTTGTAGACTCATCGACTAATATCTTGACAGATTATGACATATACCCTTTTACGGACAAAAATTGGTGTAAAATGAATTTAGCCAATGGTAAATTCATCAATGACGTTAATACTATAAATTCAACATCAAAAGTAATCCAAGTCAATCAGAGTTCCAAAATAATTTGTAATTTCCTAAACGATGACTCCGAATTTCAAAAAAGACCAATTTCTAATTTCAATTACAAAACGGTAAACCAACCTTTGTTGAGTTTGATTACACCGTATACTTCAGAAAATATAAAAAATCTTTACAACATAAGAAGCACCTCGTTTTCCCAACAACACCCAACAGAGGGAAATCTGAGATATAAAAACTATACAGGCCCAACCACTGCAACACAAACAACATCGATTCTGAATACACCATACTTCATTAATTCAATCCAAGATGGTTTAGTAAAATTTAGAAACTCAGAGGCTTACCCATATGTTTCAGGTGCTTATTTATTTCTAAACAGCCTACCATTAGCGACTCTGAGAGAAAGGTATAAATCTTTAGAAGTTGCTCAAGACGGAACATCTAACCCAACAGATTTAGATTATATTTACGCAACATTAAAAAAATTCAACGCAGTCCATAAAATACCATATGCTTGGATTCTGAGATACGGTTCCATTTGGCACAGATACAAAGAATATATCAAAAATGGTAGTGATATATTGAGTCCTATTTGGACTAATTTCGATAGGAACTTCAATTACGACCCTATAAATTCGTCACCACAAAAATTATACACATTAACCATAAATGGTATACAGAAGAAAATAAGATTACAGGCGGATACAATAGTAGGAAATCAAACACTAACGGATATCAATGTAGGTTTTTACCCAAAGTTGATAAATGATTTCTCATCCTTTTTTAAAGGGACCCCACTTTTTGATGATTATTCTGATGCTACGATTCAATCAAAAATAGACAATGAGTTTTTCATAACAGATGGATTTCCAAACGCTAACTTGACTGCACAAAACGGAGTCGATGAAAACAATCCCAATCGTTCAATATATATAAGTTCTTGGTCATCTTTTTTGAAAGTTAACTCCACATTAGGTTTTGTTTTACCATCTGTTGGGTTGAACTCCAATCAATTCTTGATTGAAAATTTTTCATATACCGACCCAATTCAACCAAGGATGGTAAATGAGGTCAATAATAATTCAACATTATATGATGGTTCTGTAAGACTTGCTTGGGCGAGTCCAAATTACGGATATTTTGATAATTCCAAATTATTAATACCACCTCCAACCAAATACATGAAGAAAATATTCACAGATTTTTCCGCAAAACAAGAAAATTTTTCTATTAGCGGAGATGATGACTATTCTGATATAAGTGAATTGTTTTCTGTTTTTAACAAAGATATATTGGACTCATTCGAAAGAGAGTTTTTGAATTTTTCGAAGTCAATTTTCGATACAAATATAACTTCTTTGGTTGAAGATACTGCGACTACGGTAGACCAAGCGGTGTTTTCTAATTTCCAATATCTGATAAGGAATATTCTCAAAGTTACCCCAACTAACGGAATCAATACCCCAACAGAATTAAGTGATTTAGGTAATAATGTTTTGAACAATATGTATCAAGTAATCGGTAAGTTTTTGTCTTATGATTATTACTTAAAATTTGGTAATCCAAATAATTTCGACCAAAGAATATTTAAATCATTTGCGGGGTTAGGAAGTAATCTTACCGACCCATTCGTTTATAACCCTTATACAACTAATAGTCCAAATGCATTACCGTCTCTCAATAATCAATTTCCGATACAACAAATACAAACAACCTACCCGACAGCTTGGGAGGCACTACAAGAGTATGTAGGTTTTTCAGAATTTACAGGACTTAAGTATGCGAGTAGTGGGTCTGCAATATTTGATTTTTTCATTGATAACAATGTTGAGTTCGGAGAAGATACAATTAAAAATCTTTACCCATTGATTAAGATATATGCGACACAAAAATTAAAAGATAGTTCGTATAATGCATCAAAATTCACTGGAACACTGACCGATATAATAAATAACAATTCTGACTTCCAAGACAAAATATTTAATTCATTGATGCAAAAACTCACAAAAGAGTTACCAAATGTCAACGAAACACCAACCCGTAATATACCAAGTGAACTTAAGGGGGATGTTACTAAAATAGCTTTGTGGCAAACGTTTAAAGGACTCAACGATAGATGGATTGCCGGTACTAATGTATCTTATAAAACTTTATTTGAAGATATATTATTTTTAGATAGGGCTGGAAGAGATATCGGTAGTGAAATATATATTGACGTTTTTTCTCTGAACCAAAGAATAAGAGATTTGGACCCCAAAGTAAGTTTATTGGCGTTTTCAAATGAATTAATAAAAACCAATAACTTTGTTGTTTTTACATACCCTTCATATATAAATTTTTATGGGGTTCAATCACCAATAAAAAACTCTACCCCAAAAATAGATAGTAGTTATGATTTTGCTAATAACTTATTTGGAACTCATATGAATGTTGATTTAGTTGAATCATCACCAAAAATGGTTTGTTTATACGGTGGTAAACCAAGCACACACTTAGATGGTGGTGATATCGTTAGTAATTTTAAAAATGATGCGTTCAATTTAAAAAGAGTAAACCAAAATCCTTGTATCCAAGATTTGACAAACAAAACAGATTGGGATAAATCAAACAGATTGGTAGGTTTTACGGTAGATTTCGGGACAATTAATCAAGGTGTTTTCACCAAGATTTCTGTAGGTCAGGATAATGGGAAGCCAACTAAAGAAACTTTGGATGCCTTATCAAGGTTAGCGAGTTTGGGTGAAGGAAGGGGAGGTTCTAGCCAGTATTTGTCTATGTATGACATTTACAGTAGCAGGTCTTACAAATGTGATATTACAATGATGGGTAATGTCTTAATCCAACCTACTATGTATTTTAATTTGGAACACATACCGTTATTCAACGGACCATATATGATTACTTCCGTAAATCATTCGATAAATCCTGGCTCATTCACAACAAAATTTGATGGTATAAGACAAAGTGTTTATTCATATCCAAAAGTAACTGACCCACTTGAAACAATAAGAAAAAGTTTTATAGACTATTTTAAAACAAGTTTCAAACAACAATCAACTCAAGAAAATCAAAGCGTAGATAATAATGCTACCGAAGCAGATGCTTCAAAAGTTAACAACACGGTAAGTAAATCCGAAAATGCTAAATCACCAACATGCTCAGCTAGTACGGCCTTTTCTGATTTTTCATTAATTTCATCACCACAAAAAACTAAAGTTACCGCTTCTGAAGTTATCAACTTTATAAAAACTAAATACGGAACCTCAAATGATTTAATTTATGTCATAATGACAATAATGGGTCAGGAAACCGCAGTGAGTCCCGAATACACATATTTTGAATCTTATGAAAATAACTATGCCGGCTTGAAATTGAACTTGAAAGACTCTGCGGGTAATGATGTTACATTTGCAAACAAAAGTTCATTGAAACAAAATTATATTTGCATGACAACCGCAACCACACCGCCCGAACAATATCCTTTAGCAACCTTCTTCAATTTTGAAGATTGTGTTGATTTTATTGCAACTAGAATGAGTGATAGATTAATAAAACTACAATCACTAAATAATATAACATCAACAGATAATACTAATCTGAATGATAATTCAGAAAAACTATCTATGTTTGTGTATGATTTTTGGCCAGTAATTAATGAAGGTTCTTATGAAAAATCAACAAATAAAAATGTGTATAAAGAATTAACAAAAAAAATGATAGAACTAGTTAACTCTAATATATAACAATATCGATTATTCATATATTTATATAGAAAAATAATTATGGGCTCAGTAAAAAATATTTTAGACAGTTACCTTGGGAAAAACACAAGGATATCAGAAAAAGACCTTGGAAATGGGTCTAAACAAGTTTGTGATTTAGACAGCGGTGAATGTTATACCGTTAGAATGAAAGATGGTCTAATCGAGAGAGTTGATAACACTATGAATCAATCAAAAAAAATTCAGGTTGAGACTGCATCAGGAATAAAACAATTATTGAATGGATAACAAAATGAGAGTTGACGAAAAAATTTTAGAAGAATTAAAAAGATATAATCAAATTAATCGATATATCACAGAACAGGATGCTTTGGACGTACCACCCCCACCTGATGCACCTCCAGCAGACCCATTAGCCGCTGCAGACCCAGCAGCAGGAGCGGTTCCTCCACCACCCGGCGGAGCACCACCCCCACCTCCAGGCGGAGCGGCACCAGGTGCTGAACCAACACCTATTGACCCTGCAACCGACCCTGATGTTGAAAAGTTAGGACCTGACGGAGAATCTGAAGGTGAAAAAGGCGAAGATAGTGGAACCGAAGAATTGGACATAACTGATTTGGTAACTTCACAAAAAAACATTGAAACTAAACAAGAAGAATATTTCAACAACCTCTTCAGTCAGTTAGAAACCCTACAAGGTAAGTTGGGTGAAATGGACAAATTGGTTTCCAAAATTGATGCATTAGAAGCCAAGGTTGAAAAATACAGACCCAAAACGGCTCAAGAAAAACTTGAACTAAGAAGTTTGGATTCAGGACCTTACAATCAGAAACTTTCAGATTTCTTCGTAGATAAAGAAGAAGAAATGGAAAAATCAGGAAAAAATGAATATGTTTTAACAACTGATGAGGTAAAAGATTTTTCACCATCAGAGGTTAGAGATAGTTTTAGAGATTTTCCTGGTAATGAAAAACCTGTCGAAGTTAAGTAATCAAACAAACACATAATTAGAAGGGTGCCCCAAAAGCACCCTTTTTTATTTGACAACCTCCTTAAAACACTTATATTTCTTAAACAATTTAACAACTTAATATTTTAATTTATGGCGACAAATGCAATGGATGCTGTTTTGGCTCAGTATGAAAAACAACAAAAGTCAAGTACGTCTTCTGGCTCAAAGATGAGTCAAGACGAGAGAATGAAAAAATACTTTGCAGCCGTTCTCGGCGACAAAGAAAGTCAAGGAACAAAACGTCTTCGTATCCTCCCAACAAGTGATGGAAGTTCACCCTTCAAAGAAGTATGGTATCACGAAGTTCAAGTAGACGGAAAATGGGTAAAACTTTATGACCCAGGTAAAAATGACAATGAGCGTTCACCACTTAATGAATTATTTGAAGAATTAATGGCAACAGGTAAAGAATCGGACAAGAAATTGGCAGGAAATTACCGCTCACGTTTGTTCTATATCGTAAAAGTGGTTGACCGTGACGCAGAACAAGATGGTCCGAAGTTTTGGAGATTTAAACACAACTACAAAAAAGAAGGTATCTTGGACAAAATTATTCCAATTTGGAGAGCAAAAGGTGATATCACTGACGCAGAAAAAGGTCGTGACCTTTTATTGGAACTTACCAAAACAAAAGCAAACAACGGTAAACCTTATACCGTAATTCAGGCGGTTATGTATGATGACCCCCAACCATTACACGAAAATGAAGATACTCAAAAGGCTTGGTTAAGTGACGAACTTACTTGGGCTGACGTGTATTCAAAAAAACCTGTTGAGTATTTAGAAGCAATCGCTCGAGGA